GTGCGTCGAGTTGTGCGGAGATGTCCAACCAGAGTTGGCCGGATTCAGTTTGGATGTCGAATAGTGATTTCATGGGTTTGTGGGTTGTGGGTTAGGCTAAGAGTCCGGCGTTTCGCAGTGCTTTGACTACTTGTGCAATAGTGTAGCCGTCGAAAGTGTCGTCCGTTTTGATATTTGTCCCCCCGCCCGTGTGAGCAACGGTTGCGCTGGCAACTGCCGTTGTTGGCTGAACGATTGGCGTCGCATTCCAAAAGCTGAGTTTCTGCGTTGTTGCCGCGCCTATCTTCGTTCCGGTCGTCGTGTTGAAAGCGATGTTCTGCGCATCGCCTAAAGTGATTCCGCCGTTAGCAGTGAGAAGCCCTGTAAGCGTGCTGGCTCCGGTCACGGCGAGAGTGCCTGTGGTGGTAAATGATCCATCCGCCGCTATTTTCGCCAAAACGGAAGCAGATGAATCTGTCCAGCGTTGCAGGTCTGCGGTTTGCGATGCCGTGCCTCGACAGGTAAATGGGACAGTCGTTGTTGCGCGCGGGATGATAATCCACCCCGTGCCTGTCGTGTCCACATACGTTTTCGTGTTTAAAGCGTCGCTGAAATAGGTAGCGCCGCAAACGGTTATGTTTGACTGCAGGGCGGTGATGGTTCCAGTGCTGTAAATGTGACGCACACGATAAAACGGCGCTCCACTGTTACCAATATCGTAAGTGCTGTCTGTAAATAGTAGATTGCCTGAAAGAAATGTATTCCCCGCCGTCACATTCAGCGCCGTGTTCGTCGTCCCGCCGCTCGCAGTCAATTCCAACGCCACATTAGTCGAGGTCGTCCCGGTGTGCGTGTTGGAAATCACCGCACCCTTGCTGGTGATGCCGCTCGTGCCATTCGCGCCCGCAGTGGCGACGTTCAGCGCGGTCTGCGATGCCGCCGCCGCCGTGCCGCTCACTTGCAGGTCAAGCAGCTTGCCGCTCGTAAGCGATGAGGAGGCCGCGTAGATGCCCGTGCCGGTCGTGAGGCTGTTGGCCGCAACCGCGATGCCGCTGGTCGTGGTCGTGCCGGTCGTGGTTGGCAGCGTGAAGGTGTTCGTCGTGCCGGTGTAGGTGTTGCTCCCCTCCAGCGTCGCCAGCGTGCCACTCAGCGGGAGCGTCACCGTGCCCGTGCCGAGCGCGCCCGTAGCAGGCGCAAGCGTCGTGGTGCCAGAGGTGGCGTTGCGGAAGCCCACGTTGCCAACGGCGCTGCCTGCGGTGCCGAGGAGGAGGGACGTGGTGGAGCTTGCCGTCAGCGTGGTGAAGCTGCCCGCGCGTGTGCCGCCTGTGATGTCGGAGGTCAGCGCGAGCGTGCCTGTCGCAGCTTGCAGTGTAACCGTGTAGTCGTTTGCAGAAGCGTTTGCGGAGTCGAGGGTTGTAGTTCCCGTCGATGTAGCGTTCTTGAATCCGATTTTCCCGGATAAAAATGCTGAGTGGCCTAATGACATGCGCCCCGTTGAAGCGGAGAAATGAGCGAGGATGAGATAGCTGCTTACGAAATCGGATGACCGCAAAAATACATCACCACCGGCGTCTAAATATACGTGCGTAAAATCGTTAGTAAGACGGCCTTTCATGGTTCCGTCTTGGTTATCGAGAATCTTGTAATTTATGGAACTAGGCTCGAATAGCGTCGGCGAATTGAACGTCCCGCCCGTCACCGTCTTGCCGGTGAATGTCAGCGCGCTCGGAAGCGAGAGCGTCGGCGTCGTCGTGCCGGTGACTGTGATTTCGTTTGCCGTGCCGGTGATGGAGGTTACAGCCGATGTCAGGAACGCCCCTGCGCTGCCCACGTTGACCGCCAGTGCCGTCGCGACCCCGGTGCCGACTGGTAGCTCCCCAAGCACGCCCGCGTTGTCATAGAGGATGCGGCCCGTGGTGCCGCTGGCGATGGCTGTGGTGCCGACTGTCAGGCCAGTGCTGAGAGTAACATTCAGCGTCGTGCCGCTCATCGCCAGGCCGGTGCCGAGCGTGACAGCAACCGGAAGCCCGGTGCCGCCGCTCGAAGCCTGTCCGAGCAGTTGCGACGCGGACAGGTTCAGTCCGAGGTTCGTTGCGGCTTGCAGCTTTTCCGCCGCCGTGAGCGTCTGCGCGTGCCCGTGCGCCACCCAATCCGCATCCGGGTCGTCCAATCCGCTGAACACCTGCGCGGAGGCATCCAGATCCGGCGCGTCGATCACGTTCAGCGTGTCCGCGTTCGCCGCGATGTGCTTCAGCAGCGCGGCATCGGCGCATTCCACCTTCCAATACGTTCCGGCCGGAGTGAGTTCATCGTTCCGGGCGACCACCTGCGAGAAGTTCCCGCTCCCGTCGGTGGTCGCGGAAAGAACCGCACGCAGGACGACGCGGTTGTTCGATGTCCAGTGCGTGTTCCGAGGCGCGCAGAGCGTGAAGCTCACCACCGCGCCTGTTGCCACCGCGCCGTCGTCGCGGTAAATGGTTCCGGTCAGCGTGCAGGTGAGTCCCATATTGGAAGTATTTTTCCGCTAAACGTCGTGAAGCCCGGTGAGGTCGAGCCGGCGCGGGGGTTATTGTGAGGCGGGGCGATTCATCAAGGTGCAGGTTCCGCTGGTGAGCGTCACGGCGGTCGCGCCGCCGGGGAACATCAGGAATGTCCCCGCCTTCACGGTGACGGATGCGGGCGATCCCGTCCACTTGGCGCACGTCAGGGACGCGATCACGGTGTCGGTGTGGGCGATGATGCCGGAGAACGGACCGGTGTTGGCGCTTGTGCCGGTCACATACACACCGCCGTTCGCGTCGTAGATCGAGTTGAGGTCGAGGGTTCGCATTTCGGTTTAGTAAGGGCCGGCGATATTCCCAATGGCCGTTGTGAAAGTGGTCGGCGGAGTGAATGCCGTGAGGGTTCCGTAGGTCTGTCCGGTCTGCTTTCCGGTGGCGTGCCTGCCGACCGCGTGCGTATTATAGCGCGCGGTCGCACTGCTGTACTGGACCTGAATGAAATAGGTGGCCGGACCACTGGCGACATAGGGCGCAGCGAACGGAATGCGCTGGTAGGCGTCCGTGCCGCTGCCGGCAGTGCTGGCCGACTGAGCCGCCGCGATAGGGTTTCCGAGCGCGTCCGCGAGTCCGACGGTCACGTTCCCTGTCACGTTGCTTCCGTTGAAAAGCTCAATTCCGGTGATGGTGCAGTTTGCTGGCACATGAATTTCACTGAGATAGGTTTCGGTGATGACCGGCGTGGAATCGGTGCCGTCGGTCGAGGCCCTCGCCGGGTGCTCTCCGGTGTTGATGCCGCGAGGCGAGATGGCGTTGTTCGGAGCCTGAAGTCGGATGTTTCCGTTCACATCCACGAGGCCGCGCGCGAGCGTGGCCGCAGGCGGCTCCGCGTTTGAGACGCCGAGATTGGTTTTGAGGGTTTCAGCGGTACGAGGTTCGATTTGATTCATGAGAGTGTTTTAGGTGGTGGTTTCGGTGGCGCGGGCTGCGTCCGGTTTCGGTTCGGTGATGTCAAGCGTAATTCGGTGCTCGTGCCCGAGGGTTTTCCCGCAATCATTCGCAAAGGTTTCCGGCCACTCGGCGAGCCGCTTCACGGCGAGCCATTCGGACAGTGCGGCCTCGCGATCTTCCTTCGATTCTTTGCGGTCATGGATGAGATTGTCGAGCCTCGTGAGTTCCTTTCCGGCCGCTTCGCGCAGGAACCAGATGAAGTCCGGTTGCGCGATCAGGCGGGTGATGCGCCCGAGCCCTTCGGCGGCGATCTTGTGGTTGTGCGCCTGGGCGGGGCTCACTGCGCGGGTGCTCCGGTTTCGGTTTCGCCGGCTTCTTCCGCGCCGTGCGCGCCGGGCTGCGGAACCGCCGGCATGACAAACTCGGGATTTTTGAGCGTGAAGTCCTGCTTGGCCTTCTGCGCTCGCTCCTCGGGGCTCGCGGGCTGGAATCCCATCTCCGTTTCCCACTGCGCTTGCACGCTCGGCGGGCAGTCCTTGTAGGCGATGGCTTCGCGCGTCTCGCGGCGGAGTTGCGCCTGTGCGGACTGCTGGCTCTTTTCCTGCCACACCTTGATCTCCTCGTCGGAGATGTTCGGGCAAAGCTCATCGGGATCGGCCACTTCGAGCGCCTTGAGTTGCGAGAGGAATAGCGGACGCAGCGTGCGCGCCACTTCCGGCATCTGCGCGCGCGTCATGTGGTATTTCTCCGCCACTGCGAGCGCCTGCTGGTTTGTGGAAAGCATCTCGGACGAACGCGAGCGCGTGAGCAGGAGTCGGATTTCCCGCTCGATGGTGCGCGCCTCCTCGCGGTTGATCGTGAGCAGCATCTTGCCGTCCTTGGAAAGCAGAAGCTCGGTGTCGCGGATGTTCTCCAGCACGATTGTCACCACCTGGCCCATGATCCCGATGATCGCCTTCTGGTGCTGGATCTCGCTGTTCTTGATGAGCAGGTTGCTCGTGCGCTCGATGTTCAGGATGCCCGTCGCCGTCCGGCTGCTATTCAGGTCGCTCGCGCTGGCGTCCTTCGCGCCGATCACGCCGAACATCAGGTTGAGCTGCTGCTGCGCCATCGTGAGCAGTTCCAGCCCGATCTCGGATTTCTCCGTGAGGTTCACGTTCCACATCGGCGGGCGGTGATCCTTGTCGTAGCCCGGCTCCACGTCGTAAATCTTGTCGCCGCCAAATTCCACCTGCGCGCCGTTCTTCCACTCGCGCACCGCCATCGGGTCGCGGAACGTGACGCTGTTCTCCTTGCTGTCCTTGATGTTGAAGCGGTTGAACTGCGCGTCAATGTAGGTGTCCTGATCGATCACCGCCTGGATCACGCCCTCGCCATACCAGCGGTTCGGCACGCGGGCGACGCCGGGGATCACTTCAAACGGGCGCTTGTGCATCACGTTCGCGAGGTATTCGTAATACACGAGGTCTTCACAGCTCCGGTCCAGCACGCAGAAAATCTCCTCCTCGAATCCGTCGCCGTCGGCATCGAAGCGCACGTAGCACTCGGCCATGCGCCGGAAGATGTTCAGGCGGCTCACGACGGTATCGCGCTGTTCGCCGTGCGTCTCCTTCGCGCGCATCTCGCCGCTGCCCTCGTCGGTCACGCTGCCGGCCCAATACTCGTCGAAGCCCTCGTATTCGCCGTAGGTCTCCTTGATGTGCTGCGGCGTGTCGTCGTAAAGCTGGAACACCGCGTCCGCCTCGTGAATGTCCGGGCACCGGAGCGGGCAGAGGTATGATCGGTAGTCCACTTCGCGACACTCGACGCCCTCAAATTGGATCAACTCCTGCAAAAGCCGGTCGAACTGCTTGTATTGAAACTCCCCCTGCCGCATCGCGAACAGCGGATCCTTCTCCAGCCGCGCCAGCCCCTCCACGTTCGGGTCGGGCAGAAAGTCGTCGTTCTCATAGACCATGAGGCCGTTCGGGGTCTTGATCGGCTCGCCGTTCGCGTCCACGAGCACCACCGCGGGGCTGACGTAGGGCGTGCTGCGCTTGATCCATCGGATCTTCACCACGCACTCGTTGCGGATGAGCGCGCTGCGTAGCGCCGAGCGAAGTTCGGTCTGCACGTCGCTCTGGTCCACGCGCTGCTGCACCAGTTCCTCCACCGCGCGCGCCGTCTGGTCGTCGCCCACGTTCTGATATTTCACCGCGGCGAAAAATGGGCGCGTGCCGAGAAGATCGTCCGCGGCCTTGCTGTGCATCTCGCGCACGAACCGCTGTGCCGTGCCGAGCGTCAGGTTGCTCTTGTCGAAGACGCCGCCATACATCGCCGCGCGCCAGGAGTTGTCGTTGTCAAAGAGATCCTGATACCGCTTCCTCCGGTCCATCCACGATCCGCCGTCCACCGCGCCCTCGCCGCTCAGTCCCATCTCGCGCTGAAGCTCCGTGATCCGCGTCAGGCATCGGTGTTTCAGTTCCTCGCGTTGGTCGGGCGTGAGTTGCAGGTTCGTCTTGAACCGCGTCGGCGCCGGGGCCGGGGGTAGAACGGTGAAATCGTTCCCGTCAAACGCGGGCTGTGGCTTGGGAAGTTCCATGAGTGTCCGCCGCGTCCTGCATCGGTTTCGCGGAGTCAAGCCGAAATTGGTTGCAGGAGCGGGATTTGAACCCGCGTCCTCTTGGGTATGAGCCAAGCGCGCTACCGGACTGCGCCATCCTGCGATTTGTTCCCTGAGTTGCGCGGGCGGCTGCTACCCGCTTCGCGGTTTTGCGGACCACTCAGGCTGGACCCGGCACCCTTTCGAGGTGTTGCCCCGGTTCCCCGCGCAACTCAAAGAACTGCGGTCATGATTCGGATATTCCCCGCGCGTTGGCAAGTGGAAAATCCTACCGGAAGAACTCCTTCACCGTGAGATTGCGGCTCCCGATCGGTGCGGCCTTCGCCGCGGCCCGTGGCGCATTGGCCGGCGCGCGCGTCGTCGCGGACATGCGCGTGAAGGCTGCCAGCATCCGGCCGCGCTTCGTCATCGCCGCCTGATACGTGGCGCGGTCGTCGGCATCGAGTGAGGCGACGAACGCCTTCTCGTTTGCGAGGCTCCCGCTGAACGGCTTCATGAGCGACGAGCGGAATCCGGTGTCCGCCTTATCCTTCGGCATCGTGGCGAGCAGCTTCCCGTATTCCTTCATCGCCCGCGCGTTGTCGCCGTCTTCGAGCGCGTTCTTGATACCGACGTATTTCGACGGCGGATGCACTTCGTCCACATGCTCGCTTCCGTTGGCCTTCTGCCACTCGCGACCGAGCTTGCGGGCCTTGGTGATTTCGCTGTGTCGGATTGTGCGCAGTCCCGAGGAACTGATCAGCGACTCCGCCGCGGAGATGTCCGGTGCCTCCGGGTCGATCACGCCGCGCAGGGCAAGCGGGAGCGGCGTCATGGCGAGATCCTTCACCTGCTGCGCGCCGGAACGCTGCTGGCCGCGCCAGTCGCGCCCGGTGGCCGCTTCGAGCGCGGTGCGGCTGATGAGCGGGGAAATACGCCCCATGACAAACTGCCGCCTGTTCTTGAGCAGCGCGATCACGTCGCCGGGGACGCTGCGCAGCTCGTATTCGCGGCCCTCTGTCACCACGCTGAAAGGCTTCTCCCAATCGTTCTTGCCGGTCAGCATCCGCTCAAGGAGCTTCGCGGTCACTGCGAGGACGACGGCGAGCAGGATGAGCGCGTTGCGTTGCTCGCCGCCGTGCTTGCGGAACGCATCGGCGAAGAACTTGGCGCGCGACTTCAGGAAGTCCGGGGCGAGGAAAAGCAGGCGCTCGAAGTGCAGGCGCGTCGGGTTGTTGCCCGCGTAGAGGTTGTTCTGTTCGCCGAATGCGTCGTTGGCCTGCTGCGCGGTCTTCTGTGCGACCTGTTCGCGCGTCATCTTGCCGGAGGCCAGATCCTTCTTGAACCGTTCCATGTTGCGCACCATCGCCTCCTTCGCCATCGCGATTTTCAGACCGGGGATGTACTTCTCGAAAAGGAATGAACTCATCGTGTCGTTCAGCTTCCCGAGCTTCCCGAGTCCGATGTGAGAGAGCAGCTTTTCCATGCCGTTCGCCGTCAATCCCTCGCCAAATTCCGCCTTGGCATTCCAGTTCGCGAGCATGAGCCCGGCGTTCACCAATTCGCGTGTCGCCGGATCGTCCATGTCGATCTCCGCCACTTTGAAGGGGTTGACCTTGTGGCCGATGGCGTGCGTGCCCTCCTGCACGAAATGGAACGGCGAGAACGAAAGCATGAACTGCTTCACGATGGCCTGAAACTCGCCGACAGCCTTGATGATCGGCACGTTGTTCAGCGCCGAGGTGCCGAGCGTGTTTTTCAGCCGCTTGTAGAGGTCGGGGTGGATGAGCAGTTCGCCCTCCACTAGAACGTCCTTCTCGCCTTCTTTGCCGAGCCACTTCCACTTGCGAAGCGCCGGGTGCGAGATCGGGCGGTAGTCGGAAGTGTCCGCCGGGTGCGTGTGCGGCTTGATGAGCAGCGGGGAGTCCGCCGATCCGTCCGTCCTGGTGATTGCCCCGCTCGGCACTGCCATCGGGCGGCCGTCGCGCGCCATGATGTCGGTGAGCGACTTCACGAACACCCGATCCGCGACCGTGTTGTTCGCCGCCTGCGCGTAGGCTCCGAGCGTGCCCGCGATGTCGCCGCCGCCGCGCAGCGAGTGCCCTTCCTGTTCCAGATCGAACATGCTCGAGAACACGCGCTTGATGGCGTGGTCAAATTTCGTCTTCAGCTTGCTCGCGGGCGTGTCGCTGGCGAGATCGCCGAGGATGCGCGCCATGAGTCCGCTGCGCTGGTTGGCCGGCGCCTTCTCGACAAAGTGCGTGACGTAGTTCTCCAGCAGGTTGCCGAGCAGCCCGAGCTTTTGCGCCTCCTCGCCCTTCTCCTTGAAGAACGTCTTGGCCGTGTCCGCCATCGCCTTCTCCGCGGCGTTCAGGTTCAGCGCGCGCTCATACACCGTTTTCATTTCCGGCTTCGACTTGTCCGCCCACTTTTGCAGCGTGGCCCTGTCGCCGTCGGCCTCCATGTAGCGGCTGATCGCCTGGCGCGTGAGCACGTTCGGGAACTGCTTCACGATCGTCTCCACGAGCTTGCGGGATTCGTGCGCGGCCTTCTGTCTGCCAGGGATCACGATGTCGGTGCCCTTGAGCGGTGCGCTGTCCCCTGCCCCGAGCCATTGCCCGATCGCCTTGTCGATCGGGTCGTAGGCTGGCATCTCGCCCCACCACCTTTTCGTCGCGCTGCCCGCGGTCTTGATGGCATCCCAAATCTGCGACGCGACACCCGGGGGCTTCGTCGCGAACGTGGCGGCCTGCGCCGCCTTGCGGTCTTCCTTCGTCTCCTCGCGCCCCTTCGCGCCTGCGGCCACGGCGTCGGTGGCTTTTCTTTCCGGCGCGGCGGCGGAGAAGGTTTCGCCGCTTCCGTCGTCAGCAATCTGCCCGTCATCGTCATTCGGATCCGCGGTTCGCGCGTGCGGATCGCCGGATGTGAGACGCACCACCTCCGCGAGTCGCGCCTGTTTCTCGTCCAGTTGATCCGCCTCCGGGAACGCCGTCTGAACTGCGTCCTGCTTCATCTTCAACTGATTCTTCTGATCGGCGACGTTCTTTTGAATCTGCTCCGACGACGGGATCCACTTCAGGGAATTGGCGATGTGCCAAATCAGTTGGCTGGCATCACTTGAAGCGAGCGGATTGTAAGCCTGCGCACCAACGTCCTTCAGCGCCGGGAAATTGGCGTGATAGAGCATCGGAACAACACCGAGCATGTCGGCGTTCTTCTTCTCGTCCTCGGTGAGCGATTTCTTTTCCTCCGCCTTCACGCTCACATCCACGCCGTTCTCTTTGAACGAAAGCGATTCGCCTTTCTTCAGCGCGTTCAGCTTTGGCTCAAGTGCCTTGACTGCCTCCTGCAATGTCGTGAAGCGAGTTCCGCCCACTTCAACATCGGTCTGCCTCGCATTGTCGTAAAGCCACTGATGCGCGGCGCGCTCGATGAGGTAATCGCGCTGCTCCTTGAACTTCGGCAGCGGGCTATCTCCTGAGTATTTGTAAAGCTCTGGCGCCTCGTCGTTGTATTGCGTCGCAAATTCAAACTTCGACGCGCTGGCTCCGGTGTAATTCCAACTGAACGTGTGGCGGAGGCGTGATTCTCCCGTGAGACTTTGCGCCGCCTCGATGCGCTCGGATTTCCGCGTGAGTCGCCCATTCAATCCGAAGGCGCGCAATTCGAGTTCGCCGTCCGGGTTGTTCTTCGTCTTCTTCAGCGGCTCCTTGAGCATGTCCAGAATCGTCATCGGGACTTCCTCCTTCTCGCCCTCTCCGATCTTTTCCTTCGCAAGCTCAAGCTCGGTTTGCTTTCCCTTTTTCTTCACGTCCCGAGTCACGACGAAAGGCGTCTCCGGGTCGAATACATGCTTGTCCGAGAGTTCCTTTTGCTTGGCCTCCTCGCCCTCCTTGACCCGGCGATCAATGTCGGCGTCGGCAGCGCGGTGGGCATCCCGAAGCGCGTCCACATGCGGGATGGCGCGATCATTTTCCTCGATGCCGCTTGTGAGTTCGCGGATTTCCTTTCGGATTCGCGCCTGTCGCCTGTCAAAGTCCTCCTGACTGATCTTCAGATCGCGCACTTCGTTTTCGAGCGTGAAGCGCTCCATGACCAGCGGGTTCCCGCTCGCCGCGGCGATCATTTCCTGCCCGCGCAGTTCGGCGTCGCTGATGTCGGAAGCGGTGTCGCCCTTGTAATCTCCGTTCAGCAGATCCTCGACGATCTTCGTTTTCGTCGTGATCGTCTGGTAGATACGGCTGTCCAGCGTGCGCTCTACCGCGTTGCGCGTGATGATGATGTTGAAAGGGCCGAATTTTCCGCCCGGCCCGGTCGTGAGCGCGCCGTCCTTGCTGAGTTCGTAGCTCGGTTGCTGTGGCATCCGTCCCGGCGCCTTCTTGCCGCCAATGGTCGCCTCGTGGAAAAGGTTTCCCTGCCGGATGCCGCGGCCCTCGCGCTGCGTCATCTGGTCAGGGCGATAATTGGCGTCCATACTGTGAACCGCGACCATCCGCCGCTGAAGATTCATGCCGGTGCCGAGCTTCATTGTTGTGCCGAGAAGCACGCGAATCTTGCCGGCGTTGAAGTCGCTTTTCAGTTCCTCCTTGTCCTCATCCTTCTCGTAATCGTGGATGATGGCGATCTGGTCCTCCGGCACGCCCATGCGGATCAGTTTGTCCTTCATGTCGGTGAACACGTTGAACAGTTCAACTTTCTCGACGATGGGCTGCCCGCGTTTCGGTCCGCGCTTGTAACGCTCCGGCTCCCCGAAGGCATTCTTCCTGGCGCGCTCGACCTTGTTGGAATACAGGTCACAAAATACGATCTGCGTGCCCTTGCGGTAGTCGTTCGCCTTCCAGATTTCGTAGGTGTTCTTCGCGATGCGCGAGGATTTGTATTCAGGATCGTCCGGCAGATTCGCGTCAATCAACCGCGGGTCCGTGCTGATCTTTCGGGCGTCCGTGTTCAGCTTGAGCCAGTTGTCCACCCTCGGATCCACTTTCCCGCCGCGCAGCGCCTCCGCGCGCTCGACGACCTCGGCCATGTAGTCCTGAACAACCTGAGTCGGCTGGAACACGATGTTCTGAATCTTGCCGCCAAAGAGGGGCGGGACCGGAAGGTTCAGTTGCTCCTGGCGCTGGATGTCCACATACCGTCGGAACATCGTGATAAGGCTCTGCATGTTCTTGAACTCGACGAATTTCGCCTTGTTCTGGAACGTCTGCCCGTCGGGTGAGATTTCCGCAACCTCGCGCACGTCCGCGAACATCTGCGCCCACTCGTCAAAGTATTTGATGCCGGCGGCGTCTAGGAGATCCTGCGCGATGTACTTCTGAAGCAGATAGACCTCGGCGATCGTGTTGGTGATCGGCGTGCCAGTGGCGAACAGTAGGTTGCGGCCATTATTCTGCCGAAGGATGTAGTCGGTCTTCACCTTCAGTTGCGCGGTCTTGATCGTCTCCGTGTTCGCGCTCCCAAGGCCGCCGATGTTGTTCAGCTTCGTCCAGAAGTTCAGATTCTTGAACTCGTGGGCCTCGTCAATAATGATGGCATCCACGCCAAGCTCCTCGAAGTAAAGTGCCTTGTCCGCGCGCCGCGGATCGAGCAGCTTCTCCATCTTGCTCCGCTTTGCCGCAAGCGACGCCTCTAGCGCCTTGATGCGCTTCTTCCCCTGCTTGGAGTTTGGATCCACCTCGTCCTTCGTGGCGCGCAATGCTTCCTCAAGTTCCGCAAGCTCGCCCTGGATGTGCGCGGCCATGAGATCCGGCGACACCGGGATCGATCCGATCTGGCTGTGACCGATCAGCACGGCGTCCCAATTCCCCGTTGCAATCCGCGCCATGAGCCTCTGTCGGCGCTTTGCCGTGAAATCGCGTTCCGTCACCGTGAGAATCTTCGCGGTCGGATACATCCGGTAGAAGTCCGATGCGGTCTGCCCACTGCGCAGAAGATGGTTCGGCACGATATACATGGGCTTGCTCGCGAGCCCCATGCGCTTCCACTCCATGCCCGCGCCGATGAAGGCGAACGTCTTCCCCCCGCCGACTACGTGCGCCGCCACCGCCTTACCGTCCACGGTCGCGCGCCAAACGAAATCGAGCTGATGCTTCCGAAGCGAGATTTCAGGATTCATCCCCTCCAGCGTGGAGTAGGGCGCATCGTACGTGCGCGGGCGGATTGCGTTCGCCAGTTCGTTGAATTTCTTCACCAGCGGCTCGTGGATGTCCGGGTTGTCGAGGATGAAGTTCTTGAACTCCTGTTTCAGTCGGTTTTGAGCCATCCGCGCCAGCTTCGTTTCCTTTTCGAGCACGACGGATGATCCGTCATCGAATCGCTTGCGAACCGTCGGGGACGAAAGATTCATGGACTGCGAGATCAGTTCCTCGGTGGAAACGTCTTCGGTTCCAAATCCCTCGGCGTTTCCGCGCACGGGCACATTGACCTCCCATCTGCCGTTCTTGTATTTGAACTCCGAAGCCTGCCCCCGGTCGCGGTAGATGTGCTTTACGAACTCGGAATAGGTGTGCGGATCGATCCACGCAGCACCCAAGGAGAATCCGATCCGCTCAACGGGGCGTAGTTCAGGGATCGCCTTCGTCAGTTCCTCGATGTTCTTGCGGAATGATTCGTCCGACTTCGCCGCTTCCTCTGCGGCGTGCAGCTTCTCGTAGATGTTGCCGGAAAGATACTCCTCGCGCTCGACGTAGTTGCCGGTGACGGCATCCCGGAACACAAGCCCCTCGCGCACCATCTCGTCCCCGAGTTCATCGGGATCTCTCATGGAGAGCTTCGCCTGAAGCTCCACGTCCACCTTGCCGGTCTGCGCCATGATCTTTGTCATGTTCTCGCGAGTGGTCCCGGTCAGTCCGGTGAGCGGTTCCTTGCGCGGGCGCGTCCGCTTGCTGAAAATGTCCGTCTTGGTCGTCTCGTTGTTCGTGGCGTCGTAATCCTCGAGCGCCATCAGCGCCGGGTAGAACGGATCATCCTGAAACGCCGCGCGCGTCTTCCCTTCGTGCAGGAATCCGTTCTCCTTTACGTAGGTATCGTAGAACACGTTCAGATCCTTCTGCATCGCCGCAAGCGTGGCGTCGTCCGCATTCGTGACCTGGGCGTGTAGAACCGCCTTCAGCGACTTTCTCAACGGGATCAACTGCTTGATCCGCTCGTAGTCCGCCTTGGTGAAATCCCCATCGAAGGCATACGTGCTGAACTGCCTCTCAACGGTGGTGGTTCGCTCCGATCCGGTGAGCGGGTCTTCGTATTTTTCTTCGACCTCGCGGAACTCCTTGTATTGCTCGCCCGTGATGTCGCCGGCCTCGATTTCGGCGCGCAGCTTGATGTCGGTCGGGTTCTTCGATTCCGGCCACGCCGCCCCGGTGCGCTTCACGGTGCCGTCGTCGTCAATCTCGACGTGACCGCTCTCGATGTAGCCGGAAAGCAGCGTGTGCCGCTTCGTGGTGGGTGAAATCTCCTTCCTCGGGCGCTCGACTTCTCCGCCGCGGAACACTCTCACCTCGTTCTTGTGCAGAACGAACGATCCGTCCTTTTCAGAGTTCGGGTCAAATTCTAGTTCGTCGGCATTGCGGATGGTCGCCGCCTGCTTGTCTTCGGGAACAAAGATGTTTTCAGGGAGCGTTTTTTTGATCTGCTCGATGAGTTGGGCGACGGTTCGGCCATCCGAGAGAAGCGCCTTGCTTCCGACTTTCTTGCCGTCCTCGCCAGTGGTCGGCTTGCCGTACATCTTCCCTTCGCTCGTCATGATCCCGAGCATGTTTGAGGGGTTGTCTCGGAAATACTGGTTGATGCGGATCTCGTCTCCGGTCCTCGTGGTGATGTGGACAGGGTTTAGCCAGTCCTTATGCTCCATTGGAACGCCGGGGCCCCGTTTTTGCAGGATGATCAGGTCGGTCGTGACTTCCGTGGCCGCGTTCCCCTTGAACATCGTGTTCGGCAGTCGGAACGCCGCGACAAGATTCGCCTTCGCGGAAAGAACCTCACGCACCGCCGATCCCATCTTATCCATCGTGCCGATCGAAGTGATGGCGACCACGAATCCGCCGGGTCGCACCTTATCGAGCGATTTCAGGAAGAAATAATCGTGCAGGTTCGGGTTGATCTTGTTGTAGCGCGGATCGTTCGGGTGATCGGCGTCACTGAACGGGAAATTGCTCACGATGAGATCCTGTGAGTTGTCCGCCATGACGTGCTTCTCGAACGGGCGGTTCCATACTTTTGACTCAGGATAGAGCGCCCTGGCGATCCGAGACGTGAGATTGTCCATCTCGATGCCGGTCAAGCTGGAGTAGCGCGCGATCTCCGCCGGCATGAAGCCGTAGAAGCTCCCGGGGCCCATTGCAGGCTCCGTGATGCGCCCGCTCTGGAATCCCATCTTAGCGAGCGCGCCCCAAATGCCCTGCACCATCTCCGGGGCGGTGTAGTGCGCGTTTGTCGTGCTGCGGCGCGCGCTCGCCATCTCGTCGTCGCTCAGTCCGAGTGCCTGCATCTCGTCGTAGAACTCCCCGCCAGGCTGGAATGCCTTTTCAGCCAGCCCGCCCCATCCGACATACCGCGCGAGCGTCTTCTGTTCCTCTGGCGTTGCGTCCCGGCGTTCCGCTTCGATCGCGCGAAGCGTCTTGATCGCGGATACGTTGTCGCGAAACTTCCGGGTCAGTCCGCCTTCGCCGATGCCGTCGCTGAGTTCGAGTCGGAGGTTTCCGCGTCCGGCGGAAATGTCGCCCACTCGTTCATCGCTGTCTCCCTCGCTTCCTGCTTTGATCTTCCCTCCTGAAGAAGCGCCCTCTCCGTCTGAAACAGGTTCTTCGCCCGTTCCGCCAGTTGCGCCTTCCACTTTCCCTCCTCCTGTAATTTTTCCACCAGCCCCGGATTCTGCGCCTCCAGGCGTTGTTCCACCATCGCCATTATCATCCGCAGGACTTTCAAGTTCGGGGGTAGTGGCTGGTTGCTCATCTGGTGTTACGATATCGGTTTTCGGTTCGGGCGCAAGCTGCGCGTAGATGGATTTCCAGTCCGGTTCAGCCGAACCTTGCGCCCCTTCGCTTTTCATCTTGAACCAAATGTTTTGCGAGAACGCCAACGCCTTCGGGCCGAGTTCCGTCAGCGCGGTGGCCAGCTTCTCAGGAGTGTCAACGCCGTGGCTGTCAATCAGGTCAGCCGTCAGAGAGTTCAGTGCATCGCGCTTCTCGCGCGGGATCGGAGCGTCGTAACGCGGCTCAGGCGCCGCCGCTGAAAACAGATCACCCAGCTTGTCCTTGATGGCCTGCGCGCCCGGCGAGAGCTTCGGCGCATCCGCCTTCTTCTCCGGCAGCACGCTGCCCCGGTTCGGGAGCGGGGATTTCGCGGACTTCTCCCAGAATGAAAGATCGTCTCCGGCTTCGAGCTGGAAGTCCTCGGCGTAGTCCTTGGTGTCGTCGGGCTTCCGGTTGCGTGCCTTGTCCCACACCTTTTGTGCGCGCTTGGCCGGGATGCCGTATTCCGCCATCTTCTTCAGCAGCGCATCCGGCGAGAGCGTATTCAGCCACTTCTCGGACAGCGCGCGGCGTTCTGCAAATGTGGCGTGCGGTTCAAGAACGGCGGGCTTTTGGGACTCTAAGTTCGGGAGCGGGGATTTCGGTTTCTCGGCGGCGGCTTCTTCCGCGGTGCGCCATTCGCCTTCCGGTGTCTGCTTCTGGGCTTTCACGCCCGCGCGAGTCGGCACGATATACACGGGCGCGGAAATCTTCACGCCGTCCTCGATGCGGTAGCGCACGCCGTTTTCGTCCTCGTAAAGCTGCTGCCCCCTCTCGTTCACTCCGACGCTGTTGCTCTTGGGCTTTGGTTTCTCTGGCGTTTCTGCCTTGCGCGCGTTGTCGTAAATCCCATCGATCTCACCCTGCTTCTCTGCGATCTGTTTTTCGAGACGCGCAAGCGATGCGCCTTTGTCGTTCATCGCCATGTCGTAAGCGACCGGACGCCCTTGGATCAGCTTTATGATCTCCGCGCGCAAGGCATCAACCTTCCGCTGCTCGTCAGGATTAAGATCGCGCCGCTCTGGACGGGTTGCGGGTTTCTCGGCCTTCGGCTTCTTCGCTGCCTTCTCCGTCTCCGCGCCCTTCATCCGCGCCTCGATGTCCGCGATCAGCTTGCGCGTCGCGTCGGTCATGTTGCCGAGGATGCGCTTGATGTGCGCGATCAAGTCCTCGATAAATTTCCAAGTGCTCTCGGTGGTCACTCCGGCCTTGCCTTGCATGATCACGCGGGCGATCTCGGCCGCTTTGTGTTCCGGATCAAGGGCGTCGAATCCCTTGTAGTGTTTTTGCAGATACTCCACCGCGGCGGGCTCGTCCTCGATGAGCTTCAGCGCGCGCGCGCGGTTCGCGGGTGACTCATTGACGAAGTTCTTGAATCCTTTATGAAGAACCTCCTCGCCGATTGCCGCGTTGATGTAGGTCTCGCGCTCCTTTGGCGTCATTTGCTCCGTCGCCGCGTCGAGCTTCGCGGCATCCACAGTGATCTTGCCATTGTGGAGCGCGATTCCGCTCTTGTTCGATTCGGGAAGCTCCGCCTCGTGCGCGCGGGCGATGTGGCCGAGATTGCTCAACTCCTTCGCGTGGCCGCGCATGGCGACGTTCACCGTGCCGACGATCTTCTTCCGCCGCTCTACCGTTTCCGCATCGGGCTTACCGCCAGCCTGTCCAGCGGGCTCGCCGCCGGGTTTGCCTTCTTCGGTTTTCGCCACTTCGCTTGCTCCACCTGCGGGCTTTGCGCCTTCAGGTTTGCTTTGGTCGTTGCGTTCGCTTGCGGGTAGCTTTGGCTCATTGGGTGCGGGTGGTTCTGGTAATGCATTTTGTCTAGGCGCTTCCTTTCGCGCCGGTCTTGATCCCGTGTATTGCGAAAGCCCCTCGGATTCAGGTACTGGCAATCCACGACGCAACGCCTCCTTGAACACCGCACCGATGTTGATTCTGGTTTCCAGATTCGACCGATCGCTCTTCGGAATACGCATCCCGGAAGCCTCTTGCTTAATCTGATCAATTAGATTTTTCGCCTGGGTTCCTAGCGCATCCGTCAGGAACTTGTCAGACTTGGTTTTCAGCCAACTATCATACGCCTCCCATGTCTTAAAGGTAGTCGGCTTTCCAAGTTCACGCCTGTCCGAATGAAACTGGCTTTCGCCAATGATCTTTTCGTGCGGAGGCTTCGCGTCTGGAAGCACCGATGGTTTCTCTGGTTCAACCCACCCTTCCGGCGCAACTCCGCCTTTTCCATGAGCGCGCAAGAAAGCCTCTGCATCCTCTCGTTTCTCGTAAGGATCGGATTCCTTTCCGGTATCCAAGTTTCGGATCACGTAGAACGACGGCTCTCCCATTCCTTGCTCGCCTTCGTGCTGGTCAATGACGTAGCGGTAGGCTTTTTTCTCCCGCAGCCCCTTCCCGTCCTCCCAATCGTGCGCGCCGCCTTCGAGCCGGTCGCGGACGATCTGCGGCACCTGCTCGGGAATGTCCGTGCCGAGACGCTGCTTCATGTCCTCGAAAATCGCATCCTTCTCCGCCTTCGCTTCGGCGATCACGTCGCTGTTCCCTTGCCCTTTCGCCATCGCGATCTTGCGGTCGGCGTCGGCGAGGCGCTGCGTGAAATCTTCCATGACCGGCGCGATGCGCTGATCTAGGTCGCTCGGGATTTCCGGTGATACCTTCGCGACCGCCGCAGGCGCGGGTTCCGTGGGCGCTGGCGGCTCCGGCGTGACCTCCACCTTGTCGAGTTCGCTTCCAAGTTTTTCCCCGATGTTCGTCGTGCCGGGTTCTGCGGGCTTCGTCGGCTCCGGCTTCGGCGTGATGTTGCGCTCTCCGCCGGGCGCTGTCGGGGTTGGGGCTTCGGGGCCACCGAGTCCCGCGCGTCCTTCCGGTGCGCCGGGTTCCGCCCGCTCGCCGCCGATGGTCGCCGAGGTGATGGCGGTGCCTTTGCCCGGCGTCAGTCCTGGAATGAAAGCCTGCTGCGCTTCCAGCTTCGACAACTTGAGGTTATCGAAACTGCCCGCTTTCTTCATGGCGTCCACTTGCTTGCCGATCTGCTCGTAGAGCGCGGCTTCCTGCGGATTCATCGGTTGCGCCATCTCCGCCACCTTTGCGCTGTCCATTCCCATCTTCTCAGCCACGGGAGCCACCTGCGCGGGGTCGAGCGGCGCGTCGTATCCGACTCCCATCGCTTTGCGCAACTGTCCTCGAAGCGCCACGCTGGCGACTTCCTGCGCGTTGAAGTCCTTGAATTGAATATGCTTCCCGGCGAGCAATACACCGAGCGCGGCATTCACTGCGAGGGATTTGACCGTCGGGGATTGCAGTTGCTCGTGCTCGATGCCGAGTCCGTCGGCCACAAGGTTCACGGTGGCGTCGAATCCCGGACGTGCCAGCCCTTCAAACGCCAGCCCGCCCGCCGCACCCTTGGCGAGTTGAGCGGCGATCACTTTCGCGCCCGTCGCGCCAGCCTCCTCCAGCGGCACGCCCGCGGCAATCGCGGCTGCGCGGGAGGCGTTCGCGATTTTGCCCACCTTGCTCAAGTTCGCGATCGCTTTCGGTGCGCCGGTCGAGAATGCGAGCAGGCCGCCCACTTCATCGAGAATCGGGTGCATTTCCGCCGCGGCGTTCAGTGACTTCATCACGTCGCTGTATTCGCCGAGCGCGTTCATCGCCTTGTGAGCCGCCCATGCCGCCATTGTGCCGGCGGCGAGTCCGCCGATCACGCTTCCGATGCCTGCGCCGATGCCTGCGCCCGCCGGAACCGTGGCCGGTGCCGCGATCCCCGCTGTCGGAGCTGACACTGCCCCGCCAATCGCGGCACCAATCCCGCCGCCGACCGTGGCACCTGCCGCGGCGCCGGGGCCGAATCCCGCCATGAATGCCGCCGCCGGCCCGAGTCCGTGAATGAGTGCCTTCGCCTGCGATGCGCCGCCCGCGTCCTTCACGATTTGCGCGTAATGATCCTGCGCCTCCTTGAATTTGCCGGCGTATTTCTTCTCAAACTCCGCGTCCACCAATCCGTCAGCTTTCATCGCCATCAGGTCATCGAACGGATGCTCGGCGGAAAACTGCGGCTGAAATTTCTCGTCAATCTTGTAAGACTTTTTTCCCGCCTGTGCATCGCGCAAGGCGAGTGCTGCGGGAGGCAGCGGCTTGCCGTCGGGCGCGGTGTTTTCCTGTGGCTGTGAGTCGTCGGGTTGCGGCGCGTCCGGCGGCGGCTGCGAAATGTCAATTCCCTGCGCCTTCAGAATCTCGGTTTCGTGGTCGAGCCTCGTCTGCTCGATCATCATCCGCTGCGCGCGCACGGCTTCCGCCTGCTGCCGGATTCCGTCGAGCGTCTGTGCGTGCGCGTGGCCCTTGGCCGCGGCGCGGAGTGCGGCGGCGCGCTGGAGTTCAAGATCGGCCTGCGCCTTCAGCGCCTCGGGCTTGTAGCCGCCCATCCCGAAGTATTCCTTCGCGTTTCCGGCCCAGTTCTTGTCATTTTTCTGCCCGTCGAACTGGCTGTTGATGCCGGCCACGAGGCTGTCGTAGTCGAGCGGATCGCCGGTCACGGGGTCCGTGTCGGCAACGCCGAGTTGCTTCAACTGCGAGCGCACGTCATTGATGGCGTCGTGGTGGGGTTTTGCGCCGTATTCGAGGAGCGTGATCTTGCGACCTTCGGATGCGCTGGCTCTGGAAAGCCATGCGTCCTGCCGCGCAAATTCCGCCTTCTGCGCAAGCTGCGCGTCCGTGCTCACCCATCGCCACGGGAGACCGGGCGCGATCTTGTATTGGTGCCCCGTCTTCGGGTCGGTGGTGGTTTCCAGTCCCTCAAACGGATCTTTCAGCACGGGCGATCCGCCAGCCACGTCGAAATCGATCTTCTTCGGCGAGCCGGTGGAGTCGTAGGCGATGTTGTGCCTCGGATCGAGCTTGCTCAGCGGCGATCCGGTGTCGTCCACGACGGGCTTCGTGTTGCCCTGCATGTCCTGGTAGCTTGGCACGCCGCGGGCGGCCCACTGCTTGCCCTTGATCGCTTGGATGCGCGCGGTGGCTCCGGCCTGTTGCGCGCTGCGGTATTGCGTGTCGGCGTAGCTTTCGCCGGGCTGTGAGGGTGTCTCGAGAATGGATCGGGCGACATCGCCCACCGCCCCCGGATCAACTGCGAGCTGTTCGTATGCGTCGAATCCCATGTGTGTGTAAAGTTACGGAGTCAGGGAGGCGTATGCTCCGTTGCGCTTGCGCTTGTCGTAAGGATTGCCCTTGCCTTCCTTCGGATCGGGCGCGCCAACGCTCGCGCGCCACTTTGCCATCTCGTCATCAGAAACCGCGGGCGGCGTAGTGTCGGGCGGCGGATTCCACAGCGGGCCCGGTCGTCGGGTTTCCGTGCTAATGATCTGCGGGCCGCTCAGGCTGTCCAGCGGTGACGCGCCAGCAAAGCCGCGAGCGAAGTTCGTTGCGGCCTTGACGGTTCCGCCAATGGCGTCGCTCGTGTTCTTGATTCCGCCTTCGATAAGTCCAGCGCCAGTTTTCAGTGCGCCAAAGGCCGACTTTCCGGCTTCATATCCCGTCGGCAGCGTCGCGGCTCCTGTCGCGGCCTGCTTCACTGCGCTGGTGATCGGCATCGGGGTGTTCGCAACCGATGATGTGGCTGCTTTCGCCTGCGATGCGATGCTGTTCGGGTCCGCGGTGTCTGACCCGGGCGGCTTTACCGCTTGCGCGATCATGCTGCCCCCTCGGGTATTCATCGCCCCGGCACCCATCGCGCCAGCGGTCATCGCGAGACCGGAGGCACCACCAAGCCCGATGCTCGCGTTGGTCACGGCGTCCGTGAGCGGCGTGTCTGAAAATGCCCTGCGCTCCACTTTGCCGTTTGGCATCGTGACGGACGCGGATCGCCCGGCCGTGAGTGTGGGTGAGCCTTCGGGCCGGGCGTAGCCCAAGCTGCCATCCGGCATCCTCATCACGTTGAACGCATCTGACGGTGCTCCGGCTGCGGTGGCTTGAGCCTGATTCAGTGCCGTCGGAGGCGCATAGAAAGCCACCGGGCGCGGTGCCACAGCTGCGTCGGCATACGCCTGCGCTGCCCTGGACTGCATGTCGTAATTCACCGGGTTCGCCTTGCTCCATGCTGCGAAGCCTTCGGCTGAAGGCTTCTGTCCGCGCTGCAACGTGCCCGCGTAGGCGTCGGCCCTGTCCTGCTGCTGCCTCCGTTGGAACTCCCCGAGTGCATCCAAGTGAGCCATCCCGCTGCGCTCGCCGCTCGGCACTGAGACGAGTTGCCGCCCGGTTCCTCCGTAGCCCGCCCATCCGTACACCACGTCGGGCCGACCATCCGGCTTCGGGCCACTAAAGTCCCGGTTCAGCACACGCTGCCGCGCCGCCGTGTCATCGCGAAGCGTGTCGAGCGGGCCGGGTTGCTGGACGGCGCTCGCGCGTTCGTTCATCTGATCCGGGGTCAGGTTCTTCTTCGCGATGTCCTGCACTGCGCCCTGCGCGTTTAGCGCGTCCTCCATTCCTCCGCTGGTGCGCTTTTCCATCTCAGCGGCTGTCTTGGATTGCGGCGCGAGCGGAGCCCCCGCCTGTACACCGACCGCGGGCGCATTCTGCATCACGCGGCTCTGCGGGGCGGCGGGAGCCACTGCGGGCGCGGCCTGTCTTGCCTGCGGCGTGTACACTTCCGGCTTGAAGGCGCGCTGCGGGTTCTTCGCGTTGTATCGAGAAATGTAATCGGTCATCGCGGTGTTCCCGCTCATCTCGGGCGAGTTTTTGTAGGTGTCCCACGACGGCATCATGTTCCGCACGCTCAACTCTCCCGGCGTGCCCCGGATATGGGCGAGGAACGCGGCGCGCTCTGCTCGGGCGGCCGCCTCCATTGCGTCGCGATTCGAGGTGCGCGTGCGCCTCTTGTCTTCAGCTTCCTGCTCGGGATCGCGTCGGCCTGGATAGTGGTATGTAGGCGGCATGTTTCGCGCATCCTGCATCGGATCGGCGAGGTCAAGCGGAAAGTCTCACGAGAACATCGAAGACCTCTTTTTGTCGCCCGCGAACATCGAGCGCGGCGGGATCGGCTTGTACACGCCCGCGAAATTCAAACAGTAGAGCCCGATGCCGATCGCGGCCACGAAATCATCATGCTTGCTCGGCGCGGCCTGCGCTTTCCCTCGGTCGTCAATGACGAACGTGCGGAACTCTGCCACCGCCGGCCTGAACGCGCAGTCAAAAAGCCCCTCGCGGATTGCATCGGCGATTGCGCCCACCCACATGTCGCGCGTGGCTGAGTTCGTTTCCCATCCGGCGGTCGGGAGCATCTTGCCGGGGATGAACGAGTCCGGTTTCTGCCGCTGGTAGATGTTCCCGCCAAAATCACGCAGCTTCACGAGCACGCCGAGTCCGTTGCCAGTCTCCGGCACGATCATCACGCTGCCAAAGAAGTTCGCGAGCATCACCGCGCGCTCCGCGATGATCGAATCATCCCACCGACACCCGCTCGGCTCCACATGGATCGCCGCGACGACTGCGACCGGATGCAGCACGTTCTTCTCGCAAATGTAGGGCTGGCGAAGCACCACGCAGGCGTGCGCGTCGGGATTTTTCGCGCCATTGCTCTGTGATCCCTGGCATGGATCGATCGCGACGATGTAGGCACACCCGCGGATCGGTTTTTCCTTCAGCCAAAGCCATGCGTCCTCCTTCTGCGGCACGAAAATCACGTTCGCCTCGCTCCCGGTGAGGATTCCGCGCTCGGCAAGGTCGTGCTCGCGCTCGGCCATGATTTCCAGCCTCGTCACGCCGTCGTCGTCGAAGCGCGGGCGGCCTGACTGGAGGAAGCAGTTGTGAACGAGAATGCCGCCGGCTCCGAACACGGGGGCGGTTCCTTCAATTTGAATGTCCCACACGTCAGATTCACCGGCATACTCAACGCCAACGACGGTATCGGCCATTCCGATCTCGACCGGCTTCCGTCCGCGCCCGCAGTAGCGACTTGTCGCGCGCCGGGATTGCTTTCTGGCTGACACGAATCCGATTACCTCCATGAATCGGAGCGCGTCGTTCACCCAAAGCGCCAGTTCGCAGCCCGGATACTCCTTGCCGCCGGTCTTTTTGATGACGTGGTTGATGTTCGAGTGGATTCCGAACCCGAGAAGAAGAAGCTGAACCTGCTGGCAAAGCTCCGGGTCTTTCGCAAAGAACTTCACGCTGCGTCCGGTCTTGGAAACCCATCCGTCACTCTCGAACAGCCCGCGCAGGAACTCCCGCACCACAAAGCGCGGACTTCTCCAGATGCACTCCGGCACCGTGATTCTTCGCCGGTATGACTGAACGCCGCGATGGTCAACGTACGTGTCAATAACCCCAAGCCCGGTGAGTAGTTCGCTCAACTTGTTCCGGCTCAGTCTGACTTCGTGCGCGTTGGCGTGTTTGAATTGCCGGGTGGACGATTCACCCATCAGTTCATTCACGAGTGACGCAATATCCTCGCCAACATCCATGTCTTCATCGCAGCAACAGAATGAAATGCAGTCGCCGTGAAACGATCCATCCCCCATGAAGTAACCAAGCAATCTTCCCCATTTCTCAGTGATCGTAAGCGATACCTTCGTTCCCGCAAATCCATCCCAAGTTGCCTCATGAATCGTCTCTGAGAAGATCGGAGGTTGTAGCGCGATGGTCTGTCCGAGTGACTCGTGCGCCATGACGAAATCGCCATTCGGCATTGCGAGTCGGTGATCCGCCGTGCATGTAACCCTGTATCCAAGTTTGGTCGTCACCTCGATCGTCGCCCTCACGCCTTTGCGTTTTTTGGCAACAATGATGCCGTGGTCGCAGCGCGCTCCAATTCGGGCATCGCGGATCGGAATCAACCCGTCACTTGTTCCAATGCGAACGTCGCCGCCTATGCAGTCCCGATCGTTCTCCGGGTAATCCTGATCGAAGATCGATTCATCCCCGTCGCACTCGCTCGCGATCGTGTAGCGCCTCCACGCGATTTGTTCCGCGGTCCACCCGTAAAGCTGGCGTCCGCGCTTCTCCCGGTAGGAGTAGGTCGTGTGAAAGTGCTCCTCGTAGTGCGGCGCGCGCGGCAGCACGCCGTCGGCGAACTCGAACCACGCCGCGAAAATCTTGATCCAGCCGTTGCCGAACTTCCCGGCCTTCATGTCCTCCAGCGACACGGCACCCTGCCAATTGTTGTAGAAGAAGCCGTTCGCGCCTTCCGCCGTGGACTCCATCGCGGCCAGCGAGCGCGGCCCTTTCGAGAGCGACGCCAGCGACGCCGTGATAACTTTCACGTCCGTCCGAGATCCGGACTTCGGGTAGCGCGCGGCCTCAGTGTACCAAATCGCCTGGCGCGTGCCCGAGATGCCGGCTTTCGGGTCGTTGGCGGTGTCATACTCCCAAAGCCCCTTCGTGCCGTCGGCGTAGGTGAAGCTCGCCTTCTTTGTGTCGTAGGCGAACTTCGAGTCCCACGGAAACTTGTCGCGGATGCTGTATTCCGTGAAAATCTGCCACACCTTCATCACGCGGCTGCTCTCGTCCCCGATGATCAGCCCGTCGGTGTGGAAGCGGCGCGCATGGTGATAGAAAAGCTCGCCGAAGAACGTGCTCGATCCCTTTTGTCGCGGCTTGAGCGCCTGCAACCGTGGCGCGATGCCGTTCTCGATGCACCACTCATACGCCTCGTTGATCCGCATCTGGAGGATGTTCGGAACGGGCGTCACCATGTTGTGATCCTTGTCTTCGATCTCCACCATCGTCGCGAAGTGGACAATCGGGCTGCCTTGGATGAGCGCCACGGCCTCGTCGTTCGTGATCTGGCTCGTGTCCGGCGGCCGGTATTGCTGGCTGCGACGGTTCGGCCCCCGGTAGTTCACCGGCATAGACTCGATGCCGTGCCAGTTCTTGCGCAGGTAGGTCTCGATGCCCTCGCTCGGCTCCAGCTTCCCGTGCTGCGCCTCAAAAGCATCCATCGCGTCGTCGAGGCTCGTGTTCGGGATGATCTCCAAGACCTTCGCCATGAACAGCACGGCCAACATGGGCGCGCGGCTCCGGCCCTGGTCGCAGTGGATCGTGATCGGTCGATCGTCGAGCCAGTTGTCGCGCGCGAATCTCAGGAACGCTGTGAAGCTCTGCGTCTGGAAGTAGGCTGTCGTCGCGTCGATCAGGTTCAGGTAAAGATCGCCCTGCTCCACGAAACTGAGATACCGCTTGTCCGTTGGTGACAGCTTCCCCGCCTTCGCCTGGTGGCACGTTTTGCATCCATGCACGATGCACGCGGATTTCCCGGCGGAATGAAGGCGCGGCGCATTGCACGCGGCCCGGTCGCCGACGGATAGCTTGCCACTGATGAGTTCGCGGGTCACGGATGCTCTTCGATGAATTTTTGAATAAGCTCAGGTAGCGCGGCCCTAGCCTGCATGAGCTTGTCGAGTTGTGTGGATGAGGAATCCTGGGTCCAGCTAAATCCTACCCATTCCCGCTTTCCTTTGTGCAGGAACTCGCGACCGAGACACCAATCGGTTCCGTGATTCGTTCTTTCAAGCGTTTCATGATGAAGCAAATTAACCTCCCTTGCCTTACACAGCAAAAGCCGCGAAAGTGCTTCGCGAATGAGCGCGGCGATAAAGACGGCGTTGTTATTCACTTCATCGTTCAAAAGAAGCTCGGCGATTTCAACGTCGGATTTTTCTGTGAGTACGGTTTTCATGTTTGGGATTAAAGCGCTGTAATTATGGTGAGTTTATTCGTTGTGGTTTAGAGTCCAATCGCGATCCAGAGATAGGAGCGCCACAGTCGGCGCAGATAGTGCGCGGAGTCAGGATGCTCGAAGCCGTGGAGCTTCAGCCAGCCGAGCGCGATCGTGCTCGCTTCCCACTCCATGAGCATCACTGCGGCCACGCGCCCCAGTGCCACGCACGCCGCGAAGATCGCCACCGGCCACGGATGCCACTTCATCGCCACCGCCGCGAGCGTCGCGGAAAAAAGCCCGAGCGGAACAAGCGGCGACTGCACCGGCCACGATTGCCACACACGGAAGCTGATCCCGTGAAGCCGGACGTGCTGAACCGCGTGCGCCGCCTCATGCGCGGCGCAAGCAAGGGCGCGCATGTCCTCTCCGCGCGCCGTGCGCGGGCTCAGATGCACACGCCGGATGCGCGGCTCATACCAGTCACACGTTCCGACCCCGGCGGTGACTCCGGGCAGAAGGCGAATCATGCGTTGCGCGATTTTGAGTCCGGTCATGGTTCGGATTTTTCCGGCGGCGGCGTCCATCCGAGCGCGACGAGCGCGGCACGGATCGCTCGGTCCTCAGTGTCGAGAAACTTGCGCGTCAGCGTGGCTGAAAAGCCTGCCGCAGCACCAAGGCTGTTCTCGATGTCGAGCGTGATCGTTTTCCCGGCGATGGATGGCGTGACCTTGAAAAGAACGCGGCTTCCTTGCTTTGCGTCGGTTATGCCATGCAGCTCCACTGTTGGCACTGGCTCCTGTTCGTGCTGGTTCTTAACATCCCTGGCGAGCCGCATGGCTTCGTTCACAAGAATGTAGTTCGTCATGCTTGGCTCCATGATGATTGTCAGTTGTCCCAATTCAGCCGGCGCGTGCTCGGCGCTTCGACCATCTCCCACCGCACCGACACGATCTTGCCGTCCTGCTTCGCGATGAGCGCGCGATACTCGGGAATGCCATCGCCATTCTCCAACGCGGCGAACTGCTCGCACAGCGCCACGTAGTGAATGATGCCGTCGCGCGTCACGGCCTCGAGCACGACGATCCCGCTCATCACCGCGCGCGCATCCTCCACGCTCGAGTTGATGACTTCGACCGAGGCGACAAATCGCCCCATCTTCCGCGCTTCGTCGTGGTTCTGGCCCTCTGTTTCAATCGGTTGGAGTCGGTTCATGGTTCGGATTTCAAAATTCACTCCCCGGCGGAGGGTTGGGTGTCGCAATGGGCTTCGGCGCTTCAATCTCGATCGCCTGCGCTTGCTTCGGCTGGCTCGTCGGACTCAGCCGACGCACCACGTCCGCAATCGCCGCCGGATCCGTGATGACAATGTTGGTCGTGGTCCCGGCCTCCTTCGGCTGCTCCGGCTTGAACTCCTCCCGCATCCCTTTCAGCAGAACTTCCATGAGCTTGTCCGAATACTCCCGCTCGTAGCCCACCAGGTTCCCAAGTTGGAACACCGGCTTCACCACCCCGTGCACGGCCCGGTTGTAGGCCGACGCGAGCAGCGTGTCCTTCGCGTCACTCGTCGCTTCCCGCTCCAAATCCGAAAACCCAGGCACGCGCCGCCAATATGCCAGCTTCACGCCACTGACACCCGCCGCCTTCCGCGCCATCGCAGGCGCCGGGCACGCACGCAACGCCCCGAGATACTTCATGATCTCCGGCGGCAGCCGGCGCAGCAACGCCGCCGACTTGCTCCGCGGCTCCTTCGGCTCCGCCACCGGATGCAACTCCACTTCCTCATCCACCTCGCCCGGCATCAGCGGTTCCGTTTCCATCGGCTCCGGCTCCCGCGTTTTCTGCACCATGTCGTCAATCCAAGACTGCCCGGGCACTTCCGGCGGCGGCTCCACGTTCGCGTATTCGTCCTCCTCGCGCTGCCTCGATCGCGGGCGTCCGCTCATGCGTTCCCCTTTGCGGCTTCGTCGAGTTCGGTAAGGAGTGCGTCCCGCTCGGATTTGAAATCCATCGCAATCCGCGCCTGGTGCTCCATCTCCTGCTGACAGCGCCCCGCCCACTCGCGGATTTTCTCCCGCTCGGCGCGGGCTGCGTTGCGCTCGCGCTCCAGCCGCTCGCAGAAGGCCACGATTTGCGCGTCCTCGGGCACATTGTCCGTGAACATTGCGTCCGTCTCAGGTGTGGGCGCGGGCATATTCATTCCTTCACAGCCTCCACTCGGCACGCGAAAAACGCCCCGATCGTGCTTTTTTTCCCACGGCGAACAATCGCCTTCTTCCCGCACCTCGGGCACTCAAACCGAAACGCCCGATACTCGTGCATCACCCTCGCCACACGGTCGCTCGCGATCATCGAGTAGTTGCACCGCTCCGTCGGGCACTTGATCTCAGGGTTCGTCGGCGACGGCGGCACCACCGGCAACGTCCCCTTGTCCAGCCCCTTTGGCGTCCCCTGAAAGCACTTCCGATACCGCCAAATCTGGTTGAACGGCACCCCTCTGTGCATCTTCTTCTTCCGCGCTTCCCACCCTTTTTTCCCCATCTCAGACATGTGCGCCTTCGAGTGCGACTTTCCACCCTTCACGCGCCACTCCCGCGCACGCTGAACGTGGTCCGCAATCAGCGGCACTTTCACGGTCTGAGGCTCAGGCTTTGGCTCGGGCATGGCTCGGTTGTCCGCAAATTAACGGCTTTCGTCAAGCTGTTTTTATGGCGGAAAATTCGCCTCCCCCTGTTGGGCCTTCGACACGGGCCGTTTTTCTGGAAATTTTTGGGCGAAAAAGATGAGGGAATTTCGCGTTCATGTTTCAGAGGAAAAGGGGGCTTCGACACGGGAGATTTTTGCGAGTGGGAGAGGGGCAGTTAAGTGAACCCGAGATCGCCCGTGGGCGGGAGCGGGCGGCATGGAACGTCTGCCCATCCGCCCCGGCCGGCACCGTGGGCCGTGGTCGCCGACGCAATCGCGAACATGCTGAGCGGATGCCGAGGTCGGATTGGAAACCGAGGCAGGCGGACGGTGTGCAGCTCGGCGGTCGAGGCCGCGGTCGTCGGTCGGTGGTTTTCGCTTTTCGGTTTCAATTTGATTTTTTGTCTATTGTGGGATGTTATCACTTTTGCTAAGTCGCTGATTCCGAGACGCTTACGGCATTCGCTCTAATTTCCATAACTTCCGGCGGTCTTTCCGTTATGGTAATTACAGCATTCCGGTCGCGATTCGCTCGAGCACCGGATCCGGCTCGGCTGGCATCGTGGACGAGCATCGAGACCGCGGTCAAGCTCCGGCTTCCGTGTGACTACCCGTGACCACGCTCCGGCACCTGGCCTTCCGCCGACCCGATGTTCGCCGTCCATGCCCACGCCCGCGCCTCGCGCGCAGGCTTGGCCCCCCGTGTGGAGTTTTCGATTTCCCGATCACGGTCTGCCTGTTGTTTTTTGGGCTTTTCACGCTTCTTCCGTAATAAAGGTGCGCGAACCTTCTGGCCTGTATCGCAGCTCGGGGGTCGAGGTGCGATATTGGCGCCCCGTCATCGCCCCGTCATCATTTTGTTGGCGTCAACAAAATGGTCCGGCCGCGGCCCGAACCCGCAAAAAGCCCCGAAACGCCCAATTCCGGCCAGATCGCCAAAAATCCGACGCGCTGTACGCCCCGCCACGGGCTTTTTATTCGTCGCCCGCTGTCCTGCCCTTGGTGGAATACCGAACGCGGCAGGGCGGCGGCAAGGCTCGCGAAGGCGTGCGCGGTCTGGTGGAATCCGATCCCCGGCTTGTCCCAGCCCCTGCTTTCCGGCGTGCAGGTTTTGAGCGTCTGATTTCTCCTCGAATCGGCGGGACGGATTTAGGGACGGTTTTGTTTTTGAGTTTTTCCGAGACCCCAAAAAAATGCGCCGCTCACTGGAGGGACGATTGGAGGGATGGTTGGTTGTTTCCCTCTTAGGAAACAACAACCTATTATCCCTCCATTCATCCCACCGTGTGAGCCCCCCGCGGGACGGTTTATGATTCATCCTTAAATTCATCCCGAATCGTCCCTTCTAACATACCTTAACCTTTTGACTGAGGCAGCAAAAAGCCCGGCGTGCTGCGTGCAGGCCGGGCTTGCTTGGAGCGGCTAGCTTACGGTGTCGGCGGTGCCGTTGGTGCGGCTGAGAGCATTCCATCCGCGTCCTTGACGAGCCATCCGGCCGCGTGCAGGGCTCGGATGTAGCGTCGCATGGTGTCGGCTTTCCCGTCGCCCGAGTGGATCACGAACGAGCGAACGAGGTCCGCGAAGGTCCACGCTGGCACCTTGCTCGCCTTCCTCCATCGCTGGCACACGACGAGTGCCGCGGCCATGCGGTCGTTGGTGCGGACTCGCGGGACGGGAGACAGAGCCGGTGTCGTGCTGCGCTGCGCGGGCTTCGCCGCGCGCTGCTTGGGCTTTCGCCGCGCCTTGGTGGTCTGCCCTCGCTTCCTGAGGAGCTCGCATATCTGGTCGAGGCGCCGTGTGTCCTCAGTGCCTCGCCAGAGTTTCCCCGAAGTGAACTCCACGACGCCTTTGCCCTTCGTCGAGGAGCAAATCTTGCGCGACTCCTCCATGCTCAGTTTCGGGAACCGCTCGAGCACCCATGCGATCACGTCGCTTTGCTCCGGCGTCCACGGTCGCCCTCGGTCTCGCCAGTGCGTCAGCTCCGGCATGTCCGACATTGCGCGGTAAATCGGCTCCCGCCGGAAAAATGTGTCAGCGTGTCGGCTCATTGGCTGTTTCCTTCTTTTTTTGCGCTCGGCGTTGAGTTGTGTCCGCACTACGATTTCACGGGTTCAATTCCGAGTTCACGAAGCTCGATTGCGCCAAGGGCCATTTGCAGGGCCGTGTGTCGCTTGATCACCTCGGCGCGCTGCGGGCTGTTGTAACCGTGGTGAATCTCGGCGTAACGAATGTCAAACTTCACCTTGGTGATTTCCTTCCGAAGCTGCGCCTTTGTCAGTGGAGCGACGCTCACTTGTCCCCCTTTCCGGCGAGGGCGGTGTGGGCTGCGCGCAAGCGGGCAATCTCGGCGGATGGATCGGGAATGTCGCTTAGGACCTTCTCGGCGCGGAAACGAACATACGCGCGAAACTGTGCATCATCCAGATCGCCGTCGCACTGCGTGACGATTTCCCGCGCGAAGCGGTGAAGCGTCAACGGCTCCGGCGCGGGCCGCTCCACGATAGCGACCGCATCACCGCGCTCGATCGCGGCGGTGACGCGATGGCGGAGGCGGTTCAATGGGTGCCCTGCATCGCGGGCCGCGCTGGTGTTGGTGTTGGTCTTGTTCATGCCGCACTCTTTCACAATATGGAAACGATCGCAAGAACGATTTTCACTTTTTATTTTCGCCCTTCACCAACGAGGCCGCGAGCCGCTCCAGCTTCGCCCGCGGCATCGCGCTCAACTGCTGCTGGAGCGAGGGCACCGCGGGCTTCGCTCCGCGCAGTCTGCCGAGTGCCGCTTCTTGTGTGAGCGAAAGCGCGCTCGCCCCTTTCTCCCACTTGCAAATCGTGTGAAGCGACACGTCCAACAGCCTGGCGCACTCGGTCTGTGTGAGGCCCGCGCGGAGGCGCTCGGTCTTCAGCTTGTGCGCGAACGGAGCCGGATCGGGTCGTGGTCCATGATCGACTCCGAAGCCCATATCCTTTTCCGTCTTCGCCTGCTCATCGGGTGACAGGTCTCGGTAGTTGATCATTTTTTTCGCTGGTTGCTTTTTCTTTTTCATCGCTCCACGCTTTCACAAATTCGCAACGCTGGCAAGTGCTCGTTTCGCTTTTCGTAAATCTTTTTTTCATAGGTAAAATTGCACTTTACGAAAATAATTCTTGCGCGGTTTTCACTTTGTTGCATACTCCCATCCATGCACACCACCGCCAACCCCCGCCCGCCCATCATGATCAGCCGCATCGATCGCAGCGCATCGGTCGCCCTCACTCAGTCCGTCGGCGAATGCGTCGCGGCCACTCACGGCCTGCACACCGTTCTCCGCGGTGCGTCCCACTGCTGCAAGTGCGGCGCCCGCTAACTCTCTCAACCAAACCCAAACCATGAAAACCACACAAGCCCCCGCATCCAATTACATCGCCCGCTATGCCCGCTCCATCGAGTGCGGCTGGCTCGGCAAAGTGATCGCCGTTGAAGACCACGACGGCGAAACCATGCTCAAGATGATCGGCGTCAATTCGCTGTATCGCACCATGAAGGGCGGCCACATCGAGGACGCGCTCGATCACGACGACACCCAATGGTTCGCCCCGGCGGATGTGCGTTTCATCGCACTGGTCGGCTAACTCTCAACCAACTCCACCATGAAAAACACCACCACCACCACCGTCGCGACGCAGACGGCGCACACGCCCGGACATTGGGTGATTGACGGCGACACCATCCAAGGAGCGCCGGAACTGACCGGGGAACAACCTCATGCAGTGGAGGCCACTTGCGTCGCGGTCGTGCTCTCAAGGGAGCGCGGATCGTATCGGCATTACCCGACGGAACGCGCCGCCGCCAACGCCCGCCTGATCGCCGCCGCGCCTGACCTGCTCGTTGCGCTGGAGCGACTGGCAAACGCCGTCGACGTTCATTGCCGCGCCATCACCACCGCAGCACTTATCGAACTGGACGACGCGATGATCAACGCCCGCGCCGCCATTTCCAAAGCGACAGGAGGTGCCAAGTGAACATCTGGCTCTTAATGAGGGCATTCGAGCGGGCTGGATTCCGATACTATGAGTTCGGGAAACTGAAGCGCGGTCGCAAGGTCGTCGGTGACTACTACAAGGGGGATCCGCTGAGCGATGATGCAAAGCGGATCCTCAAGGCGGAAATCCCCGCGGTCGAGTTCCTAGGTGCCGCGCCGATGTATGCGCCGGAAATGCGAGCGGGGCTTGTCGTGATTCCTCGCGGGAAAGCGAAAGGAGGTGCCAAGTGAGTGCGTCATGCGTCGAATCAATGCGGGATTGGGAGCGCCGGCTGGCCAGTGAGGCATTTGCCAAGGGTGCCCACATTCCTTACGAATGGAACGTGGAATATGATGACGGCGGTGATGGCTGTATGCCGGCTGGCTGGTATCTGATCGGATTGTGCCGGAACGGGTGGCCGATTGATTTCCCGGTGCGGCACGAATACGGTCCATTTGATTCGGAAAACGAGGCGCGGGGATACATCGCGGAACTCCGCCGCTAGCCTCTCCGCTGCGCGCCTCGCCATGTGTGGGGCGCGCAAGCGGGGAGGCAGTCCGCCGAACCGACCAACCACACAAAAACCAAACCACATGACCACTACTGAATCATCCGCCCCCATGACCCACAACGAAGCACTCGCGAAAGCCGCAAAGTTGCTCCGCCTCGCTCAGTCCGCAAACCCGCACGAAGCCGCGCTGGCCGCTGCCAAGGCACAAGACATCATGGACCGCTTCAAACTCTCCGGCGCCGACATCGCGCTGGACGGGAGCAAGCCCGTCGAGAACGTGATCCACTGCCCGCAGGATCCGCTTGATCGCGACGGCTCCGCCCGCTGGAAGGGCCAACTCGGAATGGTGATCGCCAAGCTTAACCAGTGCAAACTCTACGCAGGGCCGGACGGGTATTGCCTGATCGGTCGCCCGAGCGACATGAACGCCGTGCGCTACCTCTATGCATGGCTCACCAAGGAGATTGATCGCCTCGCCGCGAAAGGATGCGCGGGTTGCGGCCGCACCTACTGGAACAACTTCCGACTCGGTGCCGTGGAAACCGTGACCGCCCGCCTCTCCGCCGCCGCCCGCGAAACGGTCGCCTCGGTGAAGGTCGAAGCAGCCGCGGCCAGCACCGCCGCCGGAAACACGCTGGCGCTTGCGCTCGTCGAAAAGAGCCTCGCGACGATTGAAAAGCAGACGCAGGAGGTCGAGGACTACGGGAAGAAGGTTCTCCGCCTCCGATCCCGCTCGCGCTCCGGCTCGCGCTTTGACTCGAACGCCCGCGCGCAGGGTCGCATCGCCGGCGGACAGATCAGCATCGGCGCCCGCGGTGCCCTCGGCTCATCGCTCCGCCTATCCTAAAGGACGAAACGCCGAAAGGCGTCCGCGGGTAATGCCCCGCGCTGACGAGTCCCAAACCACCCACAAACCGAACCATGAACAAACCGCACGACACCGACCTATGGCAGAAAGCCGCACAGCTCGCGGAACTGCTCCAACAGCCGGGGATCTCTCCGACCGAGACGATCCTTGGATTCCTCGAAGCACTCACTGAACCCAAACCCGAAACCACCACCAAATGAACGCCCACACACTGAACACCCTCACCCTCGCCACAGCCTCGGCCAACGGCATCACGTTCGCCGAAGCGCGCCGGGAACTCGGACGCCGCGGAAATATCGTGCGCGCGAAAAATCGCAAGCGCACAGAGTTGGATCGCATCCGCGCGGAACACGCCCGCGCGCTCGCCGATCGGATCTCGCCGTAGCACTGAACCGCGCCCGTCCAAAGCCCGCGCTCCTCGTCACTGAGGGCGCGGGCTTTTTCGTGTTCACTCCCGCCGGACGATCATGCCCATCTTCGCGTAATGATCCAGCTCGGCCTTGTATTCCAGCGCCTTCATCGCGTTGTGCTCACGCTCGGCTCCGTAGATCGCCAGTCGGCGCCGCGCCTCGTCCAGCTCGGCCTTGAGCGTGCAGTTCTCGCTTTCCAACTCGCGCGCCAGATTCACCCACTCCTCGGGTGCGTTGCCGAGATTGACGCCCACCTGCCCATCCCGCCGGCGGATCCGCTCGAGCAATTCCGATGTGCGCGGGTGCGCGCTCACTGCTTCGCCTCCGAGAAGGTGAAGTCCACCGAGAAGTCCACGCCCTCGCCCGCATCCTCATCCACGGTGAAGCCACGCCGCCGGATGATCCGCGCCAGCTCGCGCGCGTCGTCGAGCGTGATCTTGTCGGTTCCAGCAAAGCAGCCTGGCAGCGCGTCGAGCACGATGTAGCCGCCCCTCCAATCGGTGCCGGTTACCGCGGTGATGTGCTTGTCGGTCGCGTTTTTGAAGGTGATCACGGCTCGATCCTCCCGTCCTGGATGATCACCGTACACTCGTCGCCCTTGGAAACGCGCTCGATCCACACTTGGGCCTCCGCGCTCTCCGCCATTTCGCGCATCATGGCGAGGCTGGCAGGGTCGAGGAGACTGCCATCGCGCACAAGCAGCACGCGCAGCCGGGGGTTGCTCGCCAGCCCGATGCCCACGGACACACGAAGCTGCTCCGCGCTCGAAGCCTGCGCGAACGGAAGCCCGTTGAACAGGATCCCGTCGTCACCGAGCGCCAGCCCCTTCACCGGATACGTCGCGCCGTCGAGCTTCGCCCGCTTCTTCGCGTCAATTTCCGCCAGCTTCGCCGTCAGCGACTCGGCCTTGTCGCGCAGCGCGGTCAGCACCGCGTTCGCCTCCTCTGCCTGCTGGTTCTCGCGCAGCTTTTGGTTCAGCGCGCCCACCTGGTCCAGCTTCGCGGTCAGCGCCGCCGTGTCGGTCTCCTGCATCTCCGCGGCCTTGATCCGCATCTCGCTCAGATCGCTTGCGAGCAGCTTTTCGCCCCGTTCCATGTCGGCGAGCCGCGTTTTTTCCGCGTTGAGCGCGGCATCCATCCGGGCGATCTCCGCCTTCTGCTTCGCGATCCGATCGGCCTGCGCGGCGTGCTCGCTCGCCTTTTCCTTGCCGGCCGCAATGAAAGCAGTGCGCGCCGCGTTCGCTGCGTTCGCCGCCTTCAGCTCCTCGGTGATTGCCGCCGCGCTCACCGGCTCCGCGGGTGCGTCGTCATGGTGCGGCATCCCGGCGATCAGCGCCTCCTTGTCCTTCACCGCGCGATTGACTCCCGTGCGCTCCTCAAACGTCGCCGCGCGCGCTGAGTCGAGCAGTGCCGTGGAGATCCCGCACAGCTCGCGCAGCGTCGTGAGCTGGTCCGCCGGCTTCTGCCGAGTGAAAGCGAGCGGATCGAAGCTGATCTTACCGAGCATCGCGTCGAGCATCGCCTGCGGGCTGGAGAATTTCACGCCCTCCGCCGTGGTGACAGTCAGCGTGCCGCCTCCGGCCTGAGTGAAGGTGCGAGTGACGATGATCTCGCCAAGGTCGAGCACCACCTTTCCTTTCGCCGCATCGCCGTGCACGGGCCGCGTGGTGTTTTTCCCAGTGGCGCCGCCGAGGCCTTCGAGGGCGAGCGTGATGGCATCGAGCACGGAGCTTTTGCCTTGGGCATTATCGCCGCCGATGACGACGGTGGACCCGTCCGGCGTGATCTGCACGGCGGACAGGCGTTTTACGTTCTCGATCTCAAGTGAGACGATGTGGAGCGGGGTGTTGTTTGGTGTGGTCATGTTGTTGGTTCAGTTGTTGGTTCTGCGGAATCTTTTGCGGCCTGCGCGTCGAGGTAATCGTCGCCGAGCTTCGTGGTGATCCAGTTGGATGAACCGGAATCCTTCACGATGTAACCGTCGTCCTTCAGCTTGTAGAAATACTTCTTCGCCGTGTCCTCCTTCAGCGGGTTGCCGAGACCGTCGAACATCGTCGCCACCGCCTTCCGCGTCGCGTCGTACATCCGCACGGCGCGCGGGACCTCGGTGTAGCAGAGTCGCAGCAGTTCGAGCGCGGGCAAAAGCCGGTCGTTCTTCCGAAGGTTGCGCCCGCCCTCCCATCGGTCGCCGCCCTTCTCCTTCTCCCCCTTCTTCCCCGGCGGCATCTTCAGCGCCGCGGGATCCAGCCCCGAGTCATCACGCGAGAAAAGCGGATACTGCCAGCCGACGACGAAAGGATCGATCGGCTTGTAGTTGCGAAGCGTCGCCTCCACGGTGAAAGCGTTCTCCACTTCGTGCCCGGTCATCGTCAGGATCGCGTCAGGATCGCGGGCGAACACGCCGGAGCCGCCGATGCGGTCAATGCTCTCCTTCGCCGACTGGTTCCCCTTGGAGTAATGCGCGCCGAAGACGATCGCCGCGCCGGTCTCCACGCTCACGCGCTCAAGGTGCGCCATGATCGTGCCTACGTCACCCGCCTTGTTCTCGTCCTTGCCAGCCATGAGCTTGTACACCGGATCGAAGATGATCATGGCGAATGGCTCCAAATCGAGGATGTAGGCGATCAGGTCTTTTGCCAGGTCTTCCACTGTCTCGATCGAACCGCGGAGCGAGATGCTTTGGAAATATCCCGGCATCACCGTCGTCTCCCTCGCCTGCGTGATGTCGAACACGCGCGCCTCGAGGAACGGCTGCTGGATCTCGAAGTTGAGGTAGAGCACGCGCCCTTGATTGCAATCGAAGCCCCACCACTTGCCGCCGGTCGCCACAGCAACAGCGAGATCGAGCAGGGAAAACGATTTCCGCCCCTTGCTCGTCCCGCCGATCACCATCTTCGATCCGCGGTGGAGGATGCCCTTGATCACCTCCGGCGGAACCGGCGAACGATTCTCGGGCCGGATGGCGAAAGCCATGTCCCGCATCGGCGGCAGCTTCGTCGTGCGCGCTGGCACAGCTTGGGAGATCGCCTCAAAAAGCTGGATCGCGCCAGCCTCTCGGTCCTTGTTCAGCCAGTCGTTCGGATCCTCGTATTCTTTCGGCGTCGCCACGCGCCTGCACGGCACACTTCCAGCGAGCGACACGATGCTTTTCACCCACTCCTCCGCCGGAATCTTCCCCGCCTCGGTCGGCTGGTCGTTCTGCGGCCACAAAATGAGCGCGCGCCCCTCGGTGATGTAGCGGGCGAGGATCGCCGCGTTCGACGCCCCGCGCGTGATGAAAAACGCAATCGGCGGCCATTCAGCCTCGCCGCGGTGCAGCCCGAGCCGGTCGATCACCGCGAAGGCATCCCACTGGGACTCGAACGTGTAGAGTTTCGATGCTTTGGCGATGTCCCCGATGATGAGCGGCCGCGTCCCGGGCGATTGCTCGCCGTGGTAGCGATACTGCCACTTTGGCGGCGGCGGATCGATCGGGTTACCCGCGGCGTCCTTCTGGCGATTGCGGACGTGCGCCGCGATCACCGCGCCGCTCTCGTCATGCACCGGCAGCGCGAGTGCCAGTCCGTGCCGAGTCTCATGCAGGCCGATGAGACCTTGCGCCACAAGCCAGCCGCCGAACTCCAGCGAAAAGCCGCGTTGCTCGCAGAGTTGCGCCAGTGCCTTGCTCGTCATGGCCTCCACGCACTTCTGCCATTCGTCGGCGTAGCTTGGCATCGCCGGGAGCGCCGCGGGCTTCACCCTCGGCGTCGGACGCGGCGGGGGTGAAGCCACGCGCGGGCGGGCGGGCGCCGGATGGCTCCCATTGGTCGCCGCGGGCGCCGTCGTGCCGTCCTTCTGCCGCTTCTCAAATTGCCCGCCGAGCCACGACGCGCACTCTTCGCCCGCCTTCGCCACCCATCCGTCGCCGCCGTGGTAGCCGTGCCGCATCGCCCAGAGGTCGAGCAAGGTGCCGGTCTCCCCCGTGCTCCAGTCCTTCCACACGCCAGCCTTCAAGCCGCTCGTGCAGATCGAAAGCGACGATCCCGGCGATCCGCTCACGTCGCCGATCTGCCACTCTCTGCCGGCCATCTTGCCGGTGGGAAAAAGGAAGGTTGCGAGTTCTGCCGCGCGCTCGCGCAGGGATTCTTTGATTTCGTCGAGGTTCATGCTTCGGATTTCTGGCTGCGGTGGATTGCGTGGTTACTCATGCTTTTGGGGTTCTCTCGGTCATCGCGGCACACGCCGCGAATCCCTGCTCGAAGCCCTGCGTCGCCGCCAGCTTCAGTGACAGGAGCGCTACGGGCTCCTGAGAATCAAGAAGCGGCAGCGCGCCGCCGTCCCGCAGCACGGCGCACAGCCTCGTTGCCGTTTCGGTCGCGATCTGGTTCGCGACGGCGTGGATCTCGGCCTCGCTCATTTTGCCCCCTTCGGCTTCAGCGCGCGAATGTCGAAACCGCCCACCTTCAGCGAATGCCGCGACGGGTTCCGGTCGAGCAGGTTCAGCCGGTGCCGCCAGATCACCAGTGCGCTCGGGAATTTCGCCCCTGCCTCCGCGCCGACAAATTGCACGCGCCCGCGGATGAATCGGATCTCGTCCGCGGTTCGGAGCACGGTATCCTGCCACGCCTTCGTGTCCGTGCGCGCCGGCACGAGCGCCACGATCACCTTCGCGCCCTTGCGCGACTCGTCCGCGCACTTCCTCATCCAGTCGTTCATCTCGGAATAGGGCGGATTCACGTACACGCTCCGGCCATGCCATGACTGCGCCAGCCCGTCGTCCGCCTCGGTGAAGAACAGATCGCACTTCGCCGTGTGCGCGTAGCAGCACGGGTCCAGCCCGAAATCAAACTCATCATCGAGCGCGTCGAACAACCACTGCGGGGTCGCCCAGTCGTCTTTTTTTCCGCCAAAAAGATCGCTCATACCTCGTCCTCCTCGCGCAGCTCGCGGTGCATCGCCATTTCGTCAGCGATGAATTTCGCCGCTTCCTTCACCTTCAAAGGCGGGTTGGCGTTGTGGATGAAATCGAGCAGGTGGTTCATGTGGATCGCGGTCTGTTTCTGGATCGGCTCGTCGTACGAGTATTCCTTGTAGGTTGGCAGGTTCATTTTGTGGTTTTGGAAAATCGTTGGTCGAGCCACGCCTTCGCGCCGGCGAAAGTCTCCGTCTCAGGGTTCGGGTGCTTCATCCTCGTCATCAGCCGCACCTGCGCCACGGTCGCGAGTCCCTGCTTCCGGCGGGAAAAGAACACGTCTAGCAGCGCCGATGCGTGCCCGCGGCCCCGGACGCTCCCGGCGTCGAAGCCGAAGCGCACCAGCATTTCCGCCTGCTTTGGCGAGATCGGCGATTCGTGCCACCGCATCGTCGGTTCAAAATCCGCAATGTTCGGCGCGTGCGCGAGCACCGCCCACTCCTCCACGCTGATCGTCTTCGTCTTTCGCTTCTCCATGCGCGCCAGCTTCTCGGCGAGTGATTTTTCCCGGTCATGCTCCGCGTCGGCGAGCATGTTCAGAAGATCGAGTTCCTCCTGCTTCGCCGCCACGCGCTCGCTCATGCTCCTGCGGTCCTCGTCTCGTCCGGTCACAAGGTTCGCCGGTCGCACCAGGTTCATGTCCTCGTGGAGCCAAAGCGGATCCAACAACAGCAGGTTGCGCTTCCGCGATCCGTGCGTGCATCGTTCGGTGCATCCCCACGGGCAATAGACTCGCGTGCCGCGCCCCACCATTTGCGAGAAAAGAATCTCCGAGCGCGTCGGTCGCAGGATCATCATCGCCGAGATCGCCGGGTCGTCATAGCCCTCGGTCAGCAACATCGAGTTCGCGAGGATCTGAAAGTCCGTGCCGTGCGCGGAAAGGATGTCTGCCCGTTCCTCGCTCACGCCGCTCACGCCCGCGGCCTTCAGTCCCGCCGCATTGCACAGCGCCACGAACCGCTCCACCGTCTTGATGAGCGGCAGAAAAACGAGCGTCTTACGGTCGCCAATCTCCGCGCCGAGCCGCGCAACGATGCTCTCAAGGTAAGGATCGAGGGCGTGATCCACCTGCTCCTGATCGTAGTCGCCATTCTTGACCGCAAACGAGATCGGTTCCGCGCCCCCGCCGATGAGCGGGAAGCTCTTGACGCTGATCGGGGATAGGTAGCCCGCGCGGATCAACTCAATCAGCCCGACCTCGAAAGCGATCGTCTCGAAGAAATTCCCGAGCGCCTTCTTGCCCTTCGTTCCCGGCGTTGCAGTCACGCCCAAGACTTTCGCGCCGCCGCCGAGGAAATACTGGAGCGCCGGCTGGTAGCTGTCCGCCAGTGCGTGATGGCATTCATCCACGATGATCCGCGTGAAATGGTTCGCCGGGAACCGCTCGAAGCGTCGGCAGAGTGTCTGAATGCTCGCGACCACCACGCGGGCGTCGAGGCTTGCGCGCGCATCCGCGCGCTCCAGTTCGGAGTTGATACCCGTCGCGCGCATGAGTTTCTGCGCCGCCTGAGTCAGCAGTTCCTCGCGGTGCGCGATGATGAGCACGCGGTTCGTGTCCGATTCCGCAAGGTGCCGCTGCGTGAACATCGAGAACACGATCGTCTTTCCGGCCCCGGTCGCAGCCACGCCGAGCACTTTGGAAAACTCGCGAAATGCCTGCTCTACGCTCTCGACGGAGGCGGATTGGTAAGGGCGGGCGATCATTGGTTCACGGTCGCGTAGTTGTAGTGCTTGCGCCGAATCGCGATTTGTAGCTGTTCGATCAGTTCTGTCTTTTTCATGATATGCGGATTTTTTTCTGCGGAATCATCTGTTCGGCGAAGGCACGTAGCGCACCAGTTTCTCCGGCGCGCCTAGAGCGTCGAGGTATGCCGCCGCCATGTTGTAGGCCCACACCTGAGCCGCTATCATGTCCTCGGCTGCATCTGGCATCGCGTGTTTCAGCACGTCGAGGCGGGTTGCTTCGGCTCGTAGTAGCTTCGACGCGGGAATCGCCGAACCATGCGCTGCACTCGAACGCGCCTTCTTCGTGTTTTTGACGGTTTTCTTTTTCATAAAGTCAGTGTGTTTGCGAGGCGCTATCTCGGCGCGTCGGTGAGCTTTTCGTTAGCCCTTTTCATTGCGCTGTCTCCACGCCGAAGTGACGGACGCCGTTCTTGCCTTGGTTCACTGACCAGTCCGTGCGCCCACGCGCATCGGTGTAGTAGATGCTTCTACCCGAGTCCGTGAAGCGATAGACCTTCACGCCGTCCTTCTCGAATAGGAGTTCAACGGTGATTTCAGGATTGTTCGTTCCGGCCTTGCTGATTGGGTCTTTCGAGCAAGCGCCAAGGGCTAACAAGGCGCTGCAGAGAACCGCGAGCTTGGCGGTTTGGATTCGGTGTTTCATGGTATTTTGGATGCCGGTATTGTTTCAGATGCCCCGCTCCCGGCTCGCGGTCTCTGAGCTTGATTGTTCCCCGACTCAGAGTGCCGAGGGTCGGCGCTACCCTTCGGAAGCCCCACACGCATTCCTCGAAAGCGGACGCTGGCGGTTGCACGAGTCATACGCCGCAAAGCCCCGTGCAGTCGTTTCCGAACATCTCGCCCTGTCCGCGTTCGATGTCCGTCGTCAAATCAACTTCGTCCAATGGCTTGAGCGACGAATGCAAGAACGGGATGCCGCCCATGTTGTCGCTCGCGGCTTTCGTGCGTTGCAAGTCCCGCTCGAATTGCACAGCGCGCGCAAATTCTTCCGGCTCCGAGTCGCGCAAGCGCCGCCATTCGGCGTCGCTGTGAAACGGGCAATAGACGCACGCGGAGCGCGGCGGAGCGGGGTATCCCTTCGCCGCCATCCAGCGCAGGCAGTCGTGGCGCTTCATTCCCGCGTCTATCAGCGGCCAGCGATGTTCAGACCACGGTTTGCGCGAGGGCTTCATTCGGTGCGCTTCGTCGAGGCTGATTCCGATCCATTGCACCACGCCCACGGTCTTTTGCCCGCGCTTGATTCCGGCGAGTTTTCGAGCGGCCTTCTCCAACTGGCAGACCTTGTAATCCCATGTGCAGGCACGCCCCATGATTCCGCGCGTGCCGTTCCGGTTTTTCACGAAGGCCGGGATGAGGCTTTTCGTCCACGTCCCGGAGCCATCGCGCTTCGTGCGCGAGTGCAGGCTGGCGTGCGTCATGTCGCCTTTCGTCACGCGAATCACCGGGAACGGCAGGCGAGGCTCCAACCACTCCAGCCAGCGATACACGCTCTGCGGCTCGGCTTGCGTGTCCGCGAACACCGCAGCGACCGGCATCGGCGTGATTTCACCGTGCGCAGCCATCAGTGCCATCGTGCTGCTTTGCACGCCAGCGCCGAGCGAGATGATGTGAATTGGCCCTTCGGCTTTTGCTTTAGAATCCCCCCGCTCCAAAGATGCACTCTGCTTCGTGGCAGGGTCGTGAACTTCAACGGCGGAAAGATAACCAGCCGCATCAGCAAACACGCCTGTTGGTGTGCTGCCGTGCGGAGTGAGGATCTCAGGTGTCGTGCTCATGCGCGTGGTTCCGGCGTGTTGCTGTGCTCCCCGTTCTGGGAACCCGCGCCGCTCTCCGACTCACGCTCTATCACGTTCGCCACCTGCTCCGCACCCCCGCCGCCCACAATGAGTGCGCGATAGTCGCGCATCCTTTTGCCGCGAATGAACTGCGTGACGAGTCCGGTCTGCTTATTCTTGCGCCACACAGAGGCGTCAGTTTTCCCTACGGCTGGCACCACGGAGGCATCCGCGAACAGTTCGATTTGCATCGCCTTGCGCCACACGTTGATTTTTCTCATGCGCCGGATTCCACCGTCCTGCACGCCGATGCACTGATACCCCATCTCCGCCCAAAACGTATTCGCGTCGAGGTCGAACCCGCAGCGAAGCGTCAGCGTGCAAGCGCCCTCCGCGTATTCCTCCATCGCCGCCACCAGCGCGGCCCCGTAGAGTCGCCGCCGCGCGTCGTATTCGATGCACACTTGATGGCACTTCACGTCCGCCCCTTGCGCGCCGACGTAGAGATACCCGCACGGCTCACCGTTGAGCATCCCAAGGAAGATTCGCCCATTCTCCGACTCGCGCTCGAATACGCATTTCGGGTAGAAGCTCAGCGCCTCGGCGTTCTTCCTTTGCAGACCGTCCACGAAGGAAATCAGGTGCGGATGCACCTTCACAATTTGGAAATCAGGGTTGCTCATCTTCTTCGGGTTCTTCGGGCGTTATGTCTATGACGATCATTTTTCCAGATAGGCGCAGGCGCTTTGGTTTAGAATCTCCGCCCACTCCGCTCCGCACCGCATCACTTGTGCGCTCGACGCCCGGCTCTAGTTCGGGGTTCCCAGAACCACGCAGTGGAGCGAACAAATCCGCGCCGGTAACGTCTTGCGTGCTCATGGCGTCCCTCCCGGCGCGGCTTTGTCGCTCACCGCGACGTTCTCCGCCTCAGCGCCGTTGTGAGTAGATGCGGTTTTTTGCCAGCGGTTTTTCACTTCGAGCATCACCGGGCTGTGAGTCCGCTTTTCATTCAGGTGGTCATCCTTCCGCCAACCATCCTTTACGGGCTTCGTCTTCCCCACCACCCGCCAGCCTGCCCCCCGCAAAGACGCGCCGCTTTCCGTTTCGAGGGTGTACGTAATCATCCGCCGTCCCCCCATTGCCTCCCACGCTCGCCAGCACGCGGCATACAGCATCGAGCACGTTCCCTTCGGCGCGGGCTCTATCGTGCAGACGCGGAGAACCTCCGCCGTCCATCCATCCATCAGTGTCGCCGAGAGCGGGTTTCCGACTATCGCGACCCCCACAAGCCGACCATCCACCGCCACGCCGGCAGACCACTTGCCTCCGTTGCGTGCGGTGCGGCCGTTGTGCCTGTGGTGCTGCGCGACGAAATCATTCGCCTTTCGGAGCGTCATCGGAACCATGTATGGCCTCCCACTCCCCGCCAACTCTGCTGCCACGGGCGGCTCTAAATCGGGCGGAGAACCAGGGCTTGCACCAAACGCGCCTGGCGTCGTGCTGAAAAGCTCCGGTTCGGATTGGATAGGCGGCTTCATTGCGGGGGCGCGTCCTCGGCGCGTTGGTGAAGCCCGGCGTTCGACTTCTCGGTGCTCACTACGATTGACGCGATGTAGCGACGTGCATCATCAAGGCTCCAAGCGTGAATCATGGTCTTGTCTTTCGTGACATTCTCGGCGGCAAACAAATCCTCGGCGGTGCCAGCCCCATCCACAGCCTTCCAGTTGATTTCAATGACGTGCTTTCGCCATCCGATTGTGAATCGTCCCGCCTTGGTTGTGACAACAAACCACGGCAGATGCTTACAGCACCAGTCTGAGCAATAGCCGTTGGGGATTTCTTCCGCGTGAATTGGCTCCGAGAATAGAGCGAGCAGTTCACGACGTTCGTTTTTTGCACGCTCCTTTGCCTCCGGGTTGTCTCGAACTACAGCAGCCATCACTGCGGCCTTCACTAGCTTGACGGCATCGTAAGCCGCGTATGAGATTTCCTTTTGGTTGAGGTCAGGCAGCTTGGTTGCGCCGACAGTTATCTCGATTTCAAATGTTCCAAAGGAACCGTGAGACCGCTCTTTGTAGAGCGATTTACTTTCTTCCGCACACTGGCACGGGCGGGAATTGCATTTTGGACAAAATTCGTAGGTCATAAAGTCGAACCAATCAGTGCAGCGAATCGCGGGTTTCGCCTGTTGTGCTTGTGGACGCCAGCGGCCCGCGCTCGCTGACTTCTGCGTTCCCCGACTCAGAGTGCCGAGGGTCGGCGCTACCCTTCGGAAGACCGGGCACGCATTCCTCGAAGCCGACGCCGGAAAATAGATCGTGCTCCACTTGGTTCCCGAAGTGCGACCAGCCGGGACGCGCACGCCGCGAGAACAATTCGAGATACGGAGGCGCGCACACTTTTTCGATGAGTTCGTGGAACTGGTCCGGCTTGGCCGAGTGCCTCCCCACCTTGCATTCGATGAGATTCCTTTGCAGCGACCGGAACGCCTTCACGTTCCCGCGCACGCCAAGAAGCAAGTGCTCAGTCACGCCACGGAACCAATAGCCCATGCCCTTCCCGTTCAGCTTGTGCCACGTCAGCATCGTCTTGTATCGGTATCCCCACGCCTTCATCACCATGAAGGCTTCCGGCAGTAGCGGCACCGTCGCCCACAGGAACAGCACGGAGTCAGGCGCGGCCATGTCAGCGACCGGCATCGCGGCGATTTGTTCCGCCGTCAGCGTTCCGTAGTAGTGTTCGACGCTGTGCGGCTTCTCACCACGTTCGAGACTTGGCCGCGCACTTGCGGGAGCGCCATTCGATTCATACGCCCACGGCGGGTCTGCGAGCACAACAGATGCACCCCCCGCTCCAAGAGGCAGTTCCGATCCCGTGTCGATGGTAATTTCACCAAGAGTCGGGGAACCAGCCGCATCAGCAAACACGCGCGGTGCATCTTGCGTGAAGGCGGACGGTTTCATGGGCGCGAGTTGCAGAGCTTTGCGTTCGCTTCCATTGCTGCATTGGCGGCGTCCACCATTGCCTTGAGTACCGGCATCGGCACGAAGTCACACCGCCAGAGAATTTCGTTGTCTTGCGAGAGGATGAAGCGCATGGAGTATTGCTGGCTCGCAACCCAAGGTCTTGCGGGTAGGCGAGGAAGCGAACCATGCGCTGCGCCGTCTCCATGTCGCCGCGGTTCACCTGCCATCGGAGTCCTTTCCGCCCTGCTCGCGGCAGAGCTTGTCGTTCGGCTGGCATGACTCCAGCAAGGCGCACGCCGCCTTGTATGCCTCCAGCATCTCGATTCTATCTTCCGGCGTTGGTTCATCCGGCATCATTCGACGTGATACAGCCCGGCACAGCCTAGCCATTGCGCCGCGTATTGCGTCAGCTACGTTGTCGTAATTTGGACGGTTCATAGAGGCAATCCAAAGGTGGTTGTCGTGCGTTGCTCGATGAGCTTCGCGTATTCCGGGTTGAGTTCGCACAGGATCGTTTTTCTCCCGAGAGTCAGCGCGGTGGCTCCCGTCGTTCCACTCCCGCCGAAAGGATCGAGCACCACCTCGCCGGGCTGACTCCCGGCGAGGATACAAGGCGCGATGAGAGTCGCCGGATAAACGGCGAAGTGAGCATTCGGATACGGTGCCGTTGGCACCGTCCAGACCGTGCGGCGGTTGCGATGCGTCCCGCTCCCGTCGTAGGGTGTGCCTCCTCGAAGTTCGGAGTGCCCCGCGCCAGTGGCCTTCGCCTTTCGGCTCGGCGCGCGGTCTGACTGGATCGGCTCTTTGATTGCTTCTGCGTCGTAACGGTAGCTCTCGGAGGCACCGAACAGAAAGATTGTTTCGTGGCTACGACTTGGCCGGTCCGTCGTGCTCTCCGGCATCGCGTTTTCTTTATGCCAGATGATTTCCGAGCGCAGCCACCACGAATCCGCCTGCAAAGCAAGCGCCACGCGCCACGGGATGCCGACGAGTTGCTTCTTCCAGTAGGTATCTCCGAGGTTCAGCCACAGTGTCCCATCGGGCGCGAGCACCCGCCGGACTTCGCGAAACACCTTCACGAGACTGGCAACGTATTCCTCTGGCGTCGCCTCCTGCCCGATTTGGTCGGCGTGCCCGTAGTCGCGGAGATTCCAGTATGGCGGCGAGGTCACGCAGCATTGCGCGCACGCGGCCGGCAGCCCGCGCAAAGTCTCGCGGCAGTCGCCAGCCAGCAAAGTGAATGGCACCGGACTACCTTGCGCGGAAGCAAGCGCCACGCTGACTCCATTGGGCCTCTTGTCCGGTGCCAAATCTGAATCCGACCGCACACCACGCGCACCGCCACGGCTCCCATCGCATCGTGTGCTCGCGCCGACTAAATCCGGCTCCGAACCAGCGGATGATACGGACGGCACCCTGGCGTTCAGTTGAGGAGGCGTGTTGGTAGTCATGAAGTCAGTCCCGTTTCGGAGCGCGTTCCCGGTGCATCCCTTGAGCTTCATCGCTACACAGTCCTCGCAGCATCATGCGATGAAACCGGAACCACGCTCGGTTCCGGCGTTTTGAGTTCGATCACCGACGCCAGCGTGTCGCGCAGGCACTTGGTCGCCTCGGCCTCGTTTTTGAACTTCACTTTGCGGCGAAGCACGGTCACGGCCTCGCCGAGTGAAAGCGAACTCGCTTCCGCGATCTCATCCTGCGTGAACGCAAGCCCGTCCCGAAGGATCGCCGACGCCTTCGCGTTGTCGGTGATCGACCGTCGCGCTGCGTTCGGCTTGAGTCGGTAGCCGGGTAGCCGCCCCTCGGCGACGCGCACGCGGGCCTCGGCCAAGATTGCTTTTTGCGTGTCGGCTTTCGCCGCGATTTTCAGCGCCTCGAAAAGCAGGGCAAACCGATCCTCCGGCAGATCAGCAATCCCGGCGACGACATCACCCTTCAGCGATCCCATCCGCTCGGCGTACTGATTGCAAAGCAGCTTGGCCTTGCAATACCTGCACGCATCCTCGGAAGGCACGCGCGGCGCGAACGGCTTCAACCATTCGCACTCCCATTCAAGAATCTGCGCGTGAGCTAGGGCGAGGTCGGCGCGGTCATACTGCGCGATCGTCAGTTTCTCGGCGTCGTCGATCATGCCGGCGCGAGGCTGCGCGATGGCGACGACGGCATGTTCAACATCCCACTCCTGTGAGCCCATCACCGCGTATGCGCGCAGTTGAAGGTTAAGCGGGGCCGGCGTGACTTCGATGAATCCGAACTTGGCGTCCGTGATCACCAGCACCTTCTGATCGGGGTAGTAGCGCCAATGGTCGCAATGGCCGATCATCACCGTGCGCAGCTTGCTCCGCACGCGAAGCTCGCGCTCGTAGCCCTCTGTGAACGGTGCATCCGGCGGAATCGCCATCGCAGCGACCGTGCGCTCGATGACCTCGGCGAAGATTTCCCGTGTCGAAAGCACGAGTTCGATCTGCTTTTCGTCGAGTCCTTCGCATCCCGCGCTGTCTTCCAGCGCGGCGTGCAGGCGGGTGCCTTCCTCGGCGTATTCGCTGTTCTGCTCGGGCAGGCCCAATTCAGCCGCGTGCGAGCCAGGGCAGCGCACGCGCCTGTGCAAATTGGATGGGGATGTGGATGATCTGATCATGGTTCGGATTTTTTCGGGGTGTAGATGAACATTCCTTGCCTCATCATGCAGTGGAGCACGCTGCCGGACATATTGAGGATAAAGGCAGCGGGCATGTGCCGGTTGGTGAAGAACTGAGTGCGTGTGACAATCGCCTTCTTCGCCGCGCTCGCCGCGGCGAGTTGCTCCAGCGTGGTGATCCTTTTGCCTTCGGGCATGGCTACCCCCTGATCGTCTTCATCGCGCCCTCGGCGGTGGCCCAGTCCTCGATGATGTCAGCGATCCTCGAGGCCGGGATCTCGTCCACGGTCTTGATGTGCTTGAGAGCCGGGAACACCGAGATCGCGAGTTTCACGCATTCGTCATCGGTCCATCCGCCTTCCGCGAGCATCGCGCGCAGCTTTCCGTGGGGAGTCTCGTCAGCGGGAGCGGGATCACTCGCGGATGCCGGCGTCTTTTCGGGCGCGGGTTCGGGCTTCGCCTTGGGCTTCTCCGCCTTCGGCTTCGGCTCGGTCTTCTTGTCCGGCGGGATCACTTCCGCCTCGACTGCGCGCGTGTCGGTGAGTTGGGCGCGCGGGATTTCGGAGATCGTCACAGATGAAGTGATCGCGGCTGCGTCGTCCTCGTCATGCACGCCAGCAAAGCCAAACGCCACGCGCACGCACTGCATGAGCGCCTTATGCCGGAGCATCCGCGCTGGGCACTTATTCCACGGATCGGAGCTGCGGTAGCACTCCCCGTAGTATTCGGTCACGATGGTCGGGCGCGTGCGATCCTTTCGGAAGATGGACGCTGTGACGCTCACCGGCTTTCCGGCGGCGTCGAAGCTGTCGGCGAACTCGATGCCGTCGAACTGCGGATGCGAGTTCATGCGGTTGATCCAGCCGTCAATCGAGACGACAGGCACGATGCCGCCGCCCTTGGCAGGGAAGGCGTAGATTTCCTTCGTGAGCGGGTTCAGCCCATATTCATTGGCGACGACGACGAGCGCGCACATCTCGTCGTCCGACGCGCCCTTGAATACGGTCGCCTTGAGCGTGGAGAGGAGCTTGCTCGGTTCAAGCGAGAAGCGCGCGGCCATGACTGCGAGGGCGCTCGGTTTGTTGGTGGTAACTGCGAGTTGTTGGTCTGACATTGTGGTTGTGTGGTTGGTTGGTTGTTGAGTTACTTGCCGAGCGCCATTTCGCAGGCGTCGGCGAACGTCGGGCCGTAGCCGACAAGGTGGAAAATGTGATCCTGCCACCACGCCTTGTAATAGGTGCCGTCGTTATCCTTGAGCGTCACGACGCCCTTCTCCAGCACCCACTTCCCAAGCTGGCAGCGGTGCGGATCGCCGGCGGAGTTGAAGCGGTCGGCCTGCGCTGGCCCCATGCTGGACTTCTCCCGGTCGATCCTCGGCACTTCGCGGCCTTGGAGTCCGGTTTTGATTTCGGCGTCGGCGAGAGTCATTTGCGGTTCGCGAGGATTTGAGTGGCGACGACGATGGCGAGGACCGCTCCAAGGGCGATGGCGATCCGGGCGCGGTTCCACAGCGGAGACAGCGGGGTGTTTTTCATTTGGTGAGTGTGTGGATTTTCTTGAAATAACTCAGGAGGGCGGCGGGCAGCGTGCGCGTCCATTTCAGCACTTTCTTCCTCCACCCCTTCAAATCATCGGGGCGACGAATCGGGCGCGGCACAGTAGCGAGCGGTTCACCGCGGAAAAATCCGTTGTCCGCCACGGCCTGAAAGATTGCGTGTGACACGCGCACGGCGTCAGCGATTGTTTTGCAGTCATTGAACTGCTTCCAGATGGGCGCGGTGGTCATTTGGCTCCTTGCACGCGAACGAGCACGTAGCTGCATCCGGCGTCCGGCTTTCGCTTCGTCACGCCGGTCTTTATGTCGCCGCTCGGCGCGATCTCGATCACCTTGGTTGCTTCTTGGATGAGCACCTGCCCGCCGAAGTGGTCAGGCACGAACCGCGCGATGCTGTCGTCAATCTTGACGCCGTTGATTGTCGCGCATGTGAGTTGGCCGGAAACGATGCAGCCGGTCGCCATCAGGTTTATTTTGTCGGCGAGCTTATCGAGGACGCGGCCGAGCGTCTGCGCGGCGTCGCGCTGCTTGCGCATTTCCTCCGCCCAGTCCTCGCTATTTTTAAGGCTGGCCTTGAGGTCGGCGACGATGCGGTCGTGATGTTTTTTGGTGATGAACATGGCGGTTATTTTTTCAGGCGACGTGCTTCTCGATGGCGAGAATGATTTCGCTCGGGATGGTTCTTCGGGCCTCGCGTGCCTTTCTTTTGATCTTGGCGAGCAGCCTTTTCGGAATGCGTGCCCTGTAATCGTCTGCTTTTGTCATGCCGCACACTTGGCCCCAAATGTCCCAATCTGGCAACAGAAATCTTTTTTCGAGATTCTGCTTGACCTCGTAAGTGGTTGTTTTCCCTGCGTGCTGCGCGGAAATCGCGGGTGAAATTATTTTTTGGTGGCGCTTTTTTAGAACGGCACATCATCACCCAGCGCGTCGGGATCGGCGAGCTTCGCCGGACGCGGCGGCGACGGCCTCGGGGCGGGCGCGGCTTTCGGTTCCTCGATCCATGTGAGGCTCCCGATGATCGCGCCCCTCTCGCCGCGGTCGCGCGCCTCCTTGGAAATCTCCTGCGTGATGTAGTGCGTGTCGCCGTATTCGCCGGTGCCGTTCTTGTTCGGCCAGATGGCGCAGTCGAGGTAGGTGCCCTTCTGCCCTTTGAAAAGGTGCTCCTTTAGGATTTTCGAGACGTTGATCTTGATCTTGGATGGTTTGTTCATGATTCGGAAAGTTTGCGGCGGATGACCGCGATGATCGGGATCACGTTCGCGTCCGTGACCATGCCGGTGCAGAGCCGGAACAGGATCCAGCCGTCGCGCGCGGCAAAGTTGTACTTCTCGCAGTCCTTCTTGAAGCCGCTCGCCCGAGTGTGTCGTCCGCCTGAGTGGATGCCGCCCTCTAATTCGACCGCCACCTGCGTAACCAGGTGCGCGAAGTCGAAGCGAAACTTCCGCTCCTTCATGAATCGGTGCTCGGGCGTCAGGTGCGGGCCTTGCAGCCGCCGCCAGATTTCCTCGAACTTCCGCACGAGCGGGCTCACCTTCGGGCCGCACGCCTTCGCGAGCTTTTCCACTTCGGACACTGCCGGCGCGCCCGGCCGCCGCTCGGAATCCGGTCTGCTCCACACGCCGCCCTCCCCGCGGACGTAGCCCTTCGCGGTCAATGATCTGAGGTCGTCCGGTGACATTGCTGCCGTTTTATGGCCGGGCGCGGTTCGGTGCAAGACGTTTCGGCCTCGTCGCGGGGCGGGCGGAATCACTTAGATAGCCGTGTCGGAAAGCCACGTCCACGTCGCTTTCAGAAACTCAGCGCTGATGTTGGAGATACAGCCGTTGCTGTCCACGGTCACGGTTCGGCTGAAGAGCTTCGTTTCGATGATGTGAAGCGTGGTGCCGCTGATCGTGATCGTTCCTACCGTTGACTGATAGGGGCGGTCGCCAATCCATGTGACGGCGTTGTATCCCGTGCGGATGTTTCCGCTCGAATCGCGCGGTGCGTAGTTATACCAAGAATCCGTGTGTGCGGTTGAGGACAATCCGTCATAATCCAGAGGATATGTGACGTTCTGCCGTGGCAGATGCTCTATCGGTCCCCATCGGTATTGGTTGACGGAAACGACGCCAGCCGTCACAGTCACGGTCGCAAGCCTCGCGTAGAACTGCGCGTTTTCCGGCGCGTCGGCTGGCATGGTTGCTCCGGCGTGGTAAGTCAGGGTATTGTAGTAACTGTTGTAATGGACATAAATAGTGTCACCATCTACCACGTTCAGCCCGAAATACTCTGAGCGTGTGAGCGGATCAGTGCCTGTCCCCTTGACTCCCATCCATGTCCCTCCTTTGACCGACACTGCGGATGCGCCGCCGATGAACGGCTCCACGTCGAACTCGCGCCGGTCGTTGAAGCGCATGGTGTATTCAAATGGTCCCCAAACGTATTGCGCAACTGAAATAACCCCGGCAGCAATGGTCACAGCGGCAAGGGACCGATAATACAATCCGATGTGCTCATCATTGCCAGGCATGGTCGCGCCAGCAAGCACAGTGACGGCCCAAGTGTTGGTGTTGAATTTTACGTAAATAATGTCGCCGTTCGCAACCGTCAGCGTGTGGTAGGCGCGTCGCGTGCCGATATTAGTTGAGCCAAAAGACGAGGTACCCATCCATGTGCCCGCCATCACCTTCACGGTCGGGCCGGCATGGTCGAGCACGGAAATATCGAACTCGCGCTCGCCGTTCACAGGCAGCAGCCCCTCGGGGCGCTGATACGGCATCGACTCGTTCCGGTCGGTCTCCGGCTGATTCCTGCCCGGCGCGTGCGGGATGACTTCGCGAATCCTTTGCAGGATCACATCAGGGATGTCGGGTTCGTCCATTATCCGGTGACGGTGGTTACGGCCTTGCGGAGAAGGTGATACTTCCAGCGCACGATGTCGCAGCTATGCACGATGCCGGACACCGCGGACAGGAACGCGCTCGCGCCGCTCGTCCCAGTCCAAGATGGCCCCACCACGCCGATGTATCCCCACTTCGGATTGTTGCTCGCGGTGTTGAAGTTCGGCACCGTCACGGTTCCGTTCACCGCAACGCCGCGCAGCGAGACGTTGTAGAACAGGCCGCTGAAAATCAGGTCTTTTGTCTCCGGGGTGAAGTAGGCGTTGACCGTGGCGGCGGTCTGCGATCCCGCGTAGGTGAAAGTGGTGGTAGCAATCGCCTGCCGTGAACCTCCGGAGACAATCGGCCAGTTCAGATTCACGATCACCGCGCCGTCGTTGCCGGCAAAGTGATCCAGCGTCGGCGATCCAGTCACCACGGAAGGGTAATGGATCTGCATCGTGTCGGTCTTCGTGACGGTGATGCCAGCGAAGTCCAGCAGCGTGCTTGTGATTTTCCATCCGTGAACCGAGGAAATCGGCTGATAGATGATGTCCGATCCGGCGACTTGCGTGTAGGGCGCAGACGGCTTCGCCACCATTTGCTTCGTCACGGAAACGTCGGTCTGCGTCTCTCCGTCGATCTCGTAGCGGATCGTCGCCGGCCCCGGTAGCGTCTGCCATACGCGCGTGACTGAGTAGAAAAGGTTCCCCATCTCGCCCTGCTCGGGCACTGCCTCCTGGTCGATCAGGATCGCGGTCTGGTCTTGGATGGATGCCGTTGCCGTCGCGCCTGTGCCGCCGCCGCCGCTGAATGCGACCGTGGGAGTCGTGACGTATCCGGTGCCCTCTGCCGTGAGCAAAAGCGCGACCACGGCCCCGTCGCGAATCTGCGCGATCGCCGCCGCCCCGGTGCCTGATCCCCCGCTGAATGTCACCGTGGGGGCTGTCAGGTAGCCGCTGCCGCCCGCGGTGAGCGCGATGCCGATGACCGCCGTGAGCGGCGTGCCGGCCGTGAGCGCGGCGTAGGCGCTCTTGAGGATCGTGTACTTGCGGATGTAGGTCGGCGCGGCGTGGCCGCCCTCCAGATACTTCAGGGAAAGATTGTGCGCCTCCTGCGCGTTCTGCGACGTGGCCCACACCCGCCGCATGTATTGCTTGTCCCCGTCGCCATCCGCCTCTTTCTGCGAGACGAGGCGGTAGTTGCTCGCGCCCTTCCGTGGCGTACCAATGAGAACCGGGGTGTAACCGGCGTCGAGCAGCACGTCCTCCACGAGCACGAGATCCCGGACGTTGGCCGTCGGGTAGATCGTGGATGGCTCAAGCAGCCGATTCTGCGCCTGCGAAAGTCCGTAGTCCCTGCGCGCCCCGAGGCTCAATAGAGGTATCCGGCGCCGCGACGCCGCCCCCGGAACGGCGGCGTGTAGTTCGCCGCCTGTTGGCTTGCTCCCTGCGGTTTGGCATTCTGGAGCGACTTGATCGCGAGTTCATACTGCCGGAAAATCTCCGCGCGCCCGGCGATGTTCGTGAAAAGAGGGTCGCCGCTGAGATGCTGCCGCGCCACCGCGTAAATCGTGAGTTCAGGGAACCAGACTACGGTATCCGTGCCCGGGTCGGTCGTGTGATCCCCGTTGTCAATGTCGTCCGCCGTGACGACGGGCGGTGTCGCCAGCAGCCGGTAGTCGAGCGGGTAGTCCGCCGACGGCATCGGCCCGATTCGCAGGTAGGTCGTGCGCGTCGCCGTGCCGGTCTGCTCATACCGGGTGTCCACAAAGTAGGAAACTGGCTGTCCGCTCAGTTTGTTCATCGCCGCGCTGCCGTAGCCGACGCTGTTCCAGCCGTGCATGGTTCGGATCACGCCGGCATATCTCTGAAGCTCCTCCCAGCTCGATGCCGGCAAGAGCACGCGCTGCCCGCGGATCTCCACCGGGTCGAGGATCACCATGTCCGTGCTCGGAAGCTGGATGGCGTCGCAATAGACCGTGGCCGAGTAGCTGCCGGTCGCGCCGAGGAACGGGCGGAGAAGCTGCGTGCTGGATTCGAGGATTTCGTTGTCCTGCGTGTCGCCGCTCGCGAAGACGATGGTGCAGCCGAGCATCCATGAGGCGTAGCCGGATGTGATGCTGATCGTGTTCGAGTATTGCGTGCAGCTCACGGTGACTGCCGTGGGCGCCCGCAGAACGGCACCGGTGCGCCGCTCGAACATGGCGCTCGGGCTCCGGTCCCAAAGCTCGACATACGCGCCGTTGATGGCCGCGCAGATGGAGTCTAGGTCGCCCGGCGAAGGCCCGCGGGTGTCGCTGTTGTCGGTCGCGCCAGCCGGGGTGAGCGTGCGCAGGCCGAGATCCCGCATCAGTTGCTTGGCGAGCGTGTGGATCGTCATCGGGGTGATCCGGGGGGTTGCTACGTCTCGATGTCGTCAGCGGGCGCGGCATCGGGTTTCGGCGCGCTGAGAAGGGCGATCATGTCGTCCTTGTTCGGGTTTCCGATCAGCGGGATTCCGCGCTCCTTCATCATCGCGCGAAGCTCGCGGTGTCCGAGTTCGGCCAGCGGACGCGCGGCTTGCGCGGCGGGCTCGTTGGCTCCGGTCGCGTTCACGAGTCCGGTAAAGGCATCCGGCGTCCGGGTGTTTGTCTGCTCGGATTTCAGGCGCGCGATCTCCGATTTCAGGCGCGCGATCTCCGCTTTCGCCGCCGCAAGTTCCTCCGTCAGCCGCTTCACGTCGTCGCCGGATTCGGCCACCGCGACCACCGGCCACCACTTGATCACGTTCGGATGCTTCGCGATGTCGGGCAGGATCGTATTCTGGAACTCGTCCAGGTCGAACTCTGCCGTCTGGTGTCGCATGTCCTTCTCGTGGAAGTGGGCGCGGTCATAGACCCTGCCGCTCCTTCCCTGCAAAGAGGGCATGACGTTGCGTGCGGTTCCGTAGGTGACGAGTTTGATTTTGGCAGACATAGAGGATTGAAAATTGAAAGACTGCGCCCCGGCGGAGACATGACGCTCCGCCGGGGCCGGCTATGAACCACACAAACTAGGCGATGACGGGAGCGCCGGGCACAGGCAGTGCGTGGCACGAGACCACGAAGCCGGGGCACACACCGTCAGAACGCTCCACAAGGGCCGCGCCCCACACCTTCTCCGCACCGATTTCATGATCCATGTCATGATTCAGGTGCTCCTCGGTGCGCTTGCCGAACTGCGGGCTCACTTTCGAGCCGTTGATCGTGCCGACGCCGCAGATAAGGGCTTCCGCGCCGAGGCCGAGCGAGCGACCGAACGGGGTGCCGAGGATGTTGCACTCGACCACGAGGGAGCCGATCGGGAATGCCCAATCAGTGGTTTCCCCGGTGAGGCCGAGCACGACCTTGCTGAACAGGGTGATTTCGAGGCCGGTGTTGACCTTGAAGCCGAACACGCCCCACACGCCCGTCGAGGGGTTGATGACGAGGATGTAGCGCAGCGTGGCGGTGTCCGCGGCGATGGTGGCGCCCCAGTGGTAGGTCCACGGGGCGTTGCTGAAGTAGCGGGTGTACTCAGGGGCGGGCGTGACTGCTGCCGCCGCCGCGCTGCCGCCGCCCTTCACGGCGATGGTGCCGCCATTGACCGTGGTGCCGCTGAACGTCGGGGCGAGTGCCGCTCCGAGGTAGAGGCGCGGGGCGAGAAGGGATCCAATCGGTCCCCAGTTCCCGTGATCGAGCTGGTCCCAGCGGTAGATTCCCACGCCGTCCCAATCCACGAAGTTGCCCTTGAACTGCGGGTTCTTGTCCCCGCGCTCACCCGCCAGGCGGATGCCGGCGAGGTAGTCGCTTTCGCTCTTGAGGTGGCTCAGGGCGTAGTGCGTGCCGAAGACCATGTAGTTCTTCACGCGGCTGCCGCCGGAGTCCATCGCGCCGGTCGCCATCGGAAGCGCGCCGTTGCTGGTGAGGATGTTCCGCGTGTTACCGATCGTCGCGGTGTCCATGTAGTGCGCCGTCTTGATCGTCGCGATGGTCGAAGGGCCGCCCACCGTGAACATCTTGTTCCGGCTGGACGCCTCAGACTTCGCGATCATGAGGCGAAGCATATCGTCGTTGTTCTTGATGGCGTGCTGCTGGCTCAGACCTTGCTTGATCATGCCGTCGAGACGACCGCCGACCATCGTTTCGTCGCGGGCGACGCTCTGGTAGCCCACGCCGAACCACTGGCGACCGATCTTCACGTCGAACGAGCCGGCCTGAATCTTGTTGGCCGAACCGGTGCGGACGCCCGCGCCCTGCACGCCGGGGCCGCCGAAGCCGCCGTAGGTCGTGACATGCACGGTGGAGCCGGACACTTTCTCGGTGTCGGTGATCTTGACGATGGCCTTGCCTGCGTCGCCCTCGCCCATGAATCCATCCGCGAGCGGATTGTCCTGGTATGCGGCGTCCGCGCCCTTCACGACCTTGAGCGCCCAAATCTCCTGTTCGAGATTGGCGTTCTGCGTGGTGAGGTCGCCCTTGGTGGTGGCGTTGGCGACCGGGTAGCTCGTGCCGAGCGCCGGGACAGTGAGGAATCCGAACAGCGCGGCGAGAGCCAGCGGGCCGGAGACGAATGCGAGTGCGGCCACGAAGAGCAGCCGGAAGATATTGCGATTTTTCATTGGATTAGAGATGTGAGATTTGGGTTGGGTTGTTGGTGGACTACCTGCGCAGCACGTATCCCGAGTTCCCCGGAGTGGGTGATAGCTTCTCCAGGTCTGCGAGACTCATGTTTGCGGCTTCTGCGAGCGAGAGGGCCTTTGGCGCGGGCGGTGTCGCGGGCGGTATGCTCGCGGCCCCTCCTGCGGTCGTGGGCTTGCGGACTTGCGGCGTCGGTTGGGTTGCGGTCGCTGCCGCTTGCGCGGGGGCGTCCGACTCCATGAGCGCGGCGAGTTCCTTGGCGACCGAGGTTCCGTTGTCGGCGGCGCGCAGTTTCGCCAGTTGCATGGCGGCTTCGGCGGCGATGACTTCGGGAGCCTTCGGATCACTCAGGAGAACACTGCGAGCGGGATCTTTGGCGATCGACTCGATGCGTGCAGCGATGGCTTGTGCCAGTTCGGACTTCGGATCAGTGGATGAAGGGAATTGCCCCTTCGCGGCCTTGATTGAGTTCGAGCGTTCTGTGGCGAATGCGTCCTGTTTTTCCGCGGCGGCTTTCGCCTGCTGCGATTCAACGGCCGCCTTCTGCTGCCTCAGTTGCTCGATCTCGTCCTTGGCCTCCTCCAGTTCCTCGGTGCCGAGTGACTTCGCGAGTTCCTTTCGCCGGTCCATCGCCGCATTCAGCTTTTCGTCCAGTTCCGTCAGCGCGTCGCCGTGCTGTGGTTCGGGTTCGGGGTCTGGTGTGGCTACGGGCGCCTGCTTCTGCTGGCGCGCTTCGACAATCTCGATGCGCTCCTTCAGGCTTGGCACCGTCTCCCCTGCATCCTTCAGCGCCTTGCCGAGCGCAATCGCTTGCTGCTCGGTGTCGCTGAACTGTGCGGTGGAGACGCGGTTTGGCAGGATGCGATCCGATTTCGGGTCCGCGGGCGGCGTGGTTTCGCCTGCCTGCGGTTCCGGTTCGGTCGTGATCGCTGCGGGAACTGCTTCGGTTTCTGGCTGGTTCGCGGCCTGCATCCTCGCCAACTCCGCCTCTTGCTGTGCAAGAACGTCGTCGAAGGGGTCGCCGGTCGCGGTTGGAGTCGCCTGCGTTTCCGCGGGCGTTGCTGTCGCTGCTGCGCTTGCGGGATCTGTGACCTCCGCTGGTGCTGTGTTTTCCATTGCGATCCGCCGCCTGCTTCATCGCATTCGCGGATGGCAAGCAAAATCTTTCGCGGTCGTTACCCTGGGTTGATCGATCCGAATTTTCCGCGAGGGACGCCGACGGTGTGCGACTTCCCGTTCGGCCTGCGCTTCTCCCATTCGCGCAGCTTCCTCCGGGTCTCCTTGTTGTTCAGGGAGTAGCGATTTCCCTCGACTCCCCCGCTGTTGAATGCCGCCGGCAGTGTTTTGTTCATGGTTCAGATTTCTATTTTTTCCCGCCAAGCGTGGCGCAGAGCACGACGATGCCAGCGAAGATGAACACCGCGAGGATGCCAGTGGCGGCGAAGTTCATGGCCGGGCAAACTGCCAGTGCATCCAGTCGAAGTCCCTCGCGCGGCCATAGCTGACTGCGCCCTCGCCCTCGATGATTTTCCACATCGGCAGGTATTCGAGGCGGGCAAACCGCGCAGTGCGCTTCGTCTCCTTGAGCATGTTCCTGTCCGCATCAAGATCGACGGCGCACCCCCATGAATGGATTGACCACGCGCTTTTGCTCCCGCGCTTGAGCCGCACGTTCAGGCAGCCCCCAAACTGATCGATCCCAAGCTCGCGCAGCTTCTCCTCGCCGTATTCGCCTTTCAGCTTCGTGAACACTCGCAGCATCGCATCTGCGACCTTCTCGTGGCACGTCATCTCGGTGATGCGCGTGGCCTTGTCCCAGTCCAACACCATCGGGTAAGGCAGGACGATCTGCGTCTGGTTCTCGCCCTTTGGCCCGTAGAACTTCGGGCACTGTGCTTCGGTGGGCCAGTTCATCGGAACTTCTCCTCGGTGTCTTTCTTGATCGGCGCGTAGCTCGGGTCGTCCTTGTATCGCTCGGCGTACTCATGGACGATGCGTTGCACGTTCTCGGTCTTCACTTCGCTCTTGGTGCTCGATGCGACATTCTGCGCGACACTCTCGAACTTCGCCGCCGCCGCGTTGGAGAAATTCTCCGCCGTCTGGATTCCGAGATAGGCGAGCAACATCGTCGTGACCGCCCACTGGAAGTGTTGAGTGATCGAAACGAATGCAGTCAGTTGCTCCGGCGTGGTGAACGTGTAGAGGGTTCTCACGGTCGCCCAATACAGCCCCCATTCCGTCCAGATGGCGAACAGGGTCATCAAGAATTTCCGCGAGGCGAAGTTCATCGCCAGCGTTTTAAGTAGTCGGGTAAGGAAGGCTTTCATCGTTTGAAATATGCAAAGGCTGCAAACCCGATGGCCGTCAGGCTGAATGCAGAGAACCACATCCACTTCGCTTTCGCCTGATTCGCCGCATCCAGCCGCGCCTTGTCCCGCTCCCGCGTGCGTGTGTCGAGCGTGCCCTGCACGGCCTGCGTCTCCACGAGCGCGGCATTGTGGGCGGTCGTGAGGATGGCGAGTTGTGCGAGAACGGAGTCCGTCTGCGCCTGCGCTTCGTGGAATAACACCTGCATCTGCTTCACCAGCTTCACGATCTCCGTGCGCGTCTTGCCGTCAGTAACGGGGAGTGCCGTGGGGACAGTCTGCGAGTTAGCCATCGCCAGCAACACCCACAGTATGAGCAACGGCAGGCACGGCCTCACGGTTCGTCCTCCAGCAGCCGGAGAATCCTTCCGGCCTTATAGTCCACGCGGGAAAGAATCCGCTTCACTTCCTTGCCGTCGTGCCGTGCCCGTGCAGTCGCAGCCGTGGCGGTAGTGAGGTGCCGCACGAGTGGGGCCGTCTCGTTGCCGTGGCGTTTAGTGGCACAGCCGGTGAACATGCAGAGCGCCGCGATGATGGCGAGGATGATGTAGAGGGTTCGGTTCACGGCTTCCGGCTGATGGCGTCGAGGGTTGCCGCCAGCTTATCCTGCGTGCGGATTGCGAGCTGCTGCGACTCGGAGATTTTGGACAGGTTTGATTTAACCTCAGCCATCGTGGTCTCGACCAATGCCAGACGAGCGTCTTGCCGAATCATTACTTCTCGCCCCTGCGTCCACACTCCGAGTCCGCCAATGAGCATCACGGCAGCAGTGAGGACGTGCCCGAGGTTCACGGTGCCGTCGAATTTCCAACGGCGTGCCTCGGCTCTGTTTTGTTCTTGTTCGGTGTCGCTCATTGCTTCATTTCACGGCGGCGAGTTGCGCTTCGAGTTCCTTCACGCGCGCGGCTTTGGCAGCGGCTTCGCGCTCGGCAAACGGCGCATTGATCGCGGCGGCTAGCGTTGCCAGCGTTGCGCGGGCGGCGTCGTATTTCGCGCTGTTGGCTGCGAGCTTGGATTGCAAGTCGGCGTATTCCGCGTCAATCGCGGTCCAGTCCAGCGCGGCGAGCAATGCCGTGGCGTGCTTCTGGTCCTGCGCGGTCATCGCGGCGAGTTCCGAGGTGGCCTTGTCGCGCGCTGCGTTGGCGGCGGCGAGGTCTGCGTCACTCGCGGCCTTGGCGGTCGCGGCGTCGGCGGCTGCTTTGTCGGCGGCTTCTTTCGCCGTGGCCTGTGCCGCTGCGAGTGCGTCCGCGCCTTCCTTGCGGAGTGCGTCGAGTTGTGCGGAGATGTCCAACCAGAGTTGGCCGGATTCAGTTTGGATGTCGAATAGTGATTTCATGGGTTTGTGGGTTGTGGGTTAGGCTAAGAGTCCGGCGTTCCGTAGTGCTTTGACTACTTGTGCAATCGTGTAGCCGTCAAACGTGTCGTCCGTGTTGATAT